GGCATTGAGTATCTTCCCACATTATACTTTACCCCTACCACGAAGTCTTTTCTTTGTCATCATTTGCCCGAGAATTATTTTGCCGTTTTCATATTCCAATCCCAATCGTTTTAGGATCATTTTTACCAAATCTACTTTGATTTCAGGAAGAGTTCTCCACGTCTCGCCCAAAACAATAGCTCTAATATTCTGTATAGTAGTTCCATACTTATCCGCTAACTCCTGATAAGTTGTATACGGAGCCTCTTGCCTGATACGCAAAACTTTATCCGCAGATAGCTTCGCTTGTCCATTATTTTCGCCAGAAAATTTATCTACGACCTCTTGGGGGCGATGGCGACCCAAGAGGGCTCGTGATATCTGATTCTTTGTATTTTCTGAATGAACAAATGTTTTGCCACCATGCACCTCCGTCATTCTGGCAATAAAGTATTCTGACTGCTTTTTACCATACATCGGCTGTTGCTCTTTTGGGAGCCCAGCATTCCATGGATGATCGCCACCCGATGCTATGTTATAGCCTTTCCCTTTGTTTTGGCTATCGTATTGTTTGATCAGTTGTATTTCGGCCTCATCAGCATCTTCTTGTGTTAGGCACATAGCGATAACTTCACAGACAAAATTGTCTATTCCATATTTAGCCATAGCTCTATGCACATATTGAAGGGGCCTCTCTTGCTTGGCAAACCTCGTATGTTGCCTCCATCTTCTGATTTCGTTATTGGACTGACCAATGTAAACCTTGTTATTCAGCGTATTTGTAATTTTGTAGAGACGGTGCATGGCGGCCTATGACAGCATAATCAGTATTTTTAGCTTGTCCAGGGTGGCCCGCTTATTTTTAGCGTTGAGCCATATCAGACAGGGTAGCTCTAGTTCATCAACCAACATATAAGCTATCATCTTGTAGACGTGCGTTCTATTAGTCCAGATGTCGACTGTGACGTAGACATTTTCTAAGGCATATCTCTCAATAACCGGCTCGCCCTTACTTGATATACCACATTCGTATCTGGGAAAACCGCCCGGCGAAACCCAACACTCAGAGTTCTTACAGATATACTCGTCCCACTCTCTATAAATCTGATTCTCCGACGTATGATTGTGGGAGAATAATGGCATCTCTTTCTCACAGAAGGGACAGTTCATAGGAAGGGCGCCAAGGTTCTAATTTTGTTGATCAGCTTCTCTAGCTTAGGATAATCAAACTCTAACACTCTACCCTCCCAGGTTATCTTATCTGGTTCTCTATAGATAGCTTGTGCATAATCATTGCGTGCAAAGTAGGTAATGGTAGAAACTTGCTTGATGTAATTAACCGAGACATCTACACCTGTGTCAGGGAACAGAACCGATTCTTGTAAACAGTCCCCATACAGGGAAGTAACTTGGAAGAAGGTGTGGATGGGATAGTCAGGCGATTTCTGAAAGTCTTTGACATTATTACAAACAGAATCTACATAGGACATATTTTTGCCGCCGGCTACCAGGCAGGAACGGTTAAGGTATTTGGAGTGCCGTAACTCTCTGTTGCAGATGGGACATTTCTCATGAGAAAACGACATATAGACTCACGCGTTCTTTGAGCTTGACCAAGTCGGGAAAGTCGGGCTCAATCATCTTCTCCACCTCGATATACTCGGGCTTGTTTTCCTTCAGACAGGAGATGCGACATTTCTGATGCAGGAAGTCAATCTCTAAGAAACGAGAGTAGGCCGGGTTGAGAGAGAGCTTCATCAAATCTACTTGCTTCGTAGCCTCATCCGTATAAATCATCAGGCTATGACTTAGGCCTTTGGAGCAAACGCGAAAAGCGTAGTCGGCGGTCTTGCCAACTTGGTGTAATAACTTGTTAGGTTGGCGGCTAGTTCGTAGCTTATTGCCGCAGATTGGGCAGTGCAGGACATCATCCATGGTAAAGTATATAACTTTACGTCGTGAAAACAATACCTTACCAATACCAATATCGATGCATATATTTTAGTTCGTTTTACAGCCGAGAACGCAGGTGCTACATGGATTTGTTCGAGAAAATTGATTTGTTCGAGAAGATGGCCACCGGCTTACTAGCCGATGACTCGGAAGTCATTGATACTCTTGAAGAATCTAAGTATGCCACTCTCCTGGCTAAGGTAGAACAATTCAGCAAACAGGCCGATGAAGGTTAAGAAAACAGAGTATAGGTCTGTAGCTTTTGCTTGATTAGTCTCACATCGTGAGGCAACTTAAGAATAAAATCGAACTCAACGACGGGTGAGTCAGCATCCCAAGTGATTGGTTCTAGGTCAGAACTTGACTCCAGTTCACCAATAATCTTCTTATAGATGGAAGTGAAATTAGTCTTTCTACTTCTATAAGTAAGGCCATAATTAAGAACTACATAGTAGTCATCAATGCGAAGAGAAACTCCTAACAGTTTATTGTCTCCCTGCGGATATATTTCCCTATATCTGGTCTTGAAATGAGGCGCTTGACAACCAGCACACACGTAGATATCAAACATCGTATCATTACGATGCTCTGTTATCGGAGCCCAATTATTACATAGCTTACATCTAACATCTATCATTACGAGAATACCAAGTAAGTTTTGAGCTTATTGATTAACTTATGATAATCAGTAAAGTCGGGTTGAAAAAATGGTAAGGCGATTCTTTTAGGCTTAGGCTTATCTGATTCACGAAGAGCTGGCGGAGATAAAACTATCGTCAAAGATTCTTCTTGTAATAGAACCCACTCCGCTATAATCTCTGGGTTAGTTCCTATCAGCAATTCTAATTCCATTACCTCATTGGTAGCTTCTTCTGCTACAAACACTATTGAATGCGTGATATTCTTCCGGCAACTCTTAATGATAACACGAGCACCATTGAATTCTATGAGCATCACTCCTTGACAGATGGGACATTTATCGGGCAATTGCATCTTATCCTTAGGCGAACAATAAGAGAGTTTTGATCTTGTCTTTTAGTTTGGGAACATCAGAGAAATCAGTATACACTACTTGGTTGATTCTGGTACGGGGTGAATTATGCCACGTCCACACTTCGGAATAACCTTCGTCATAATGGACCTTTAGATGCAGTTGCTCGCCTTTACCTCTAAACCCTATTCTAATTTTGGCAAATACACCATTTCTAACGCGGTAGGTCAAAGAGTGGTCTTTCTGCATACACACGTGATCGGTGTACATAATTATGTTATTGGTTTCCGTCTTTCTAGAACAGATTAGACAGGGTAATGCATTCATAATGGCTCGCCCTATATCAGTTATCCGGCATAATGATAGCAAGGTGAAGTGGAAATGACAGCTATCAGAGCCAAATCCGTAAAACGAGTAATCCTAGATTTCAGTGCCCCTAAATGCTCCAGGCACCGTATTATGAAATCTCTACGTAATTGTGAAGTGATAGGGATTCAGGAGTCTAAAGAACGACCCGAGTTTACTATCTTTAGCAATGAGATTAGGGTAGGGATGTACACCATAACTCTAGAGCTTCCGTTAGACGGCTCTTTCAACTGGCACAGGCTGCGAGAGTACGGCGACTTTCAAATTAGCATTTGCGATACTAAACTCATTGACCTGAAAAGAGATGTTAGGTTCAAGGATCAATCGTGGGTGTCACATAACTTCTTTGGTCAGTTGCGTATCAAACACTTAATTGACATCATTAGTTATGTGCATCGTCTCAATAAACTGAAAGCCTTTTTATGAGAACACGATATAGGTCTTGATCTTCTCAAGAAAACGCTGTCTATTCTTGAATCTTTCTCTGGACATTAGAGGTAATGTCATCCGAAGCTGATTGCCACCTGACTTAGTATTAGGTTCCGGCACCACCAGCAGATTACTTATGTTCTTGTCATAGTAGCTATAGAGATGGTATAGCTTGCCACCATCCGTAACGGCTGTTAGCTCGCTGGATAAGGTCGTGCCCTCGATAAACCCCTTATCTAAATGAAACTTCAAATCGTGGCTAACAGTCTGGGTATGACAGTTAGGACAGATTGTCTCTAAAGAAACTTTGCGATCACTTAGATAGGCCATTAGAGCCGATTTATCGTTAGCTAATATCTCATTAGTCTTGTGAAAAATATAGAGCTTGAGCACATTAGAGTAAGTAATGAGTAGGTCAATCTCCACGAAGTTGGGACCGACTATACCCCTAAGGTAGCTGGTGTCTGACTTGTGAGAGCTGATGCCAATCCTAAAGTTGTTAGGCTTGCCGCATCCGAAGCAGGGACAGCTATAGTCAATGAAGTCCTTGACCGTCATCTTTCTCATTAGGAGTTCTGCTTTTGCAGGTAAGCTATCATAAAGCCTTGAATGTCGCCATTCAGCACGCCATCCGCATCAGAGGTTTCGTGGTCGGTGCGATGGTCCTTGACCAATTTGTAGGGCATGAGAGTGTAGGTTCTAATCTGGTTGCCGAAGCAGGGCGCGTTGTAATCGATGAAATCTTTTACAGTGAACTTTCGCATCTATACGGTATATACCGGGCATAGACAAAAACGCAACAAAGAAGTGGGACAAACAACGTCAGTCGGAATATTACAAAGAGTGGCGCAAGGCTAATAAAGAAAAACTCACGGCGTACCAGAAAAATTGGCGCGCAGAAAACAAAGACCACCTCGAACAGTACTACAATGACAACTCTGAACAGATATCAAAACGACAGAAGGGATGGCGCGTATCACATCCAGGTCGTGCCAAACGGCTCTGGGACGCATGGTACCAGGAAAACAAGACACGAAGTCCTCGAAGACGCTTTACTGAAGCTAAACACGCGGCCAAGAAACGCGGAATTTCTTGGTCTCTAACTCTCGAAGAATATACAGCATTGATTGCCATGCCATGCTATTACTGCGAGAATAAACTTTGCGAGCCTGTAAAAAGAGCCACGGGACTTGATCGTCTAAATTCTGATGAAGGATACGAACTATCAAACGTGGTCTCATGTGGTTACATGTGTAACTGTATGAAACACATGTTTCTAACACCAGAAGAGATGAAATTCGTCGCACAAGCACTTATTGTTTTCAGAGCACGCGGGAAGATGGATGCTGCAAAAAAGCTACCATGAACCCCTGCACATCACCATCTAAAACGGATGCGGCTTTAGAGGTTTCGTGATTAGTTCTATGATCTTTCACGAGAGTATATGGACTAAGCGTATACGTCCTTATCTGGGCTCCAAATGAAACATCAGAGAGGGCCGATACTTTCTTGTCCTGTTCTTCTCGCTTCTTCTTCAACTCATAATCATATAGTTTGGACTTTAACATCTTCATAGCAAACCTACGATTAGTATGTTGCGAACTTTCCGCCCTAGAATTGACTATAATACCAGTAGGGACGTGTTTAATCCTAACGGCACTTTCAATTTTGTTGACTGCCTGCCCACCAGAACCAGATGCCCTCATAGTGGTAATCTCGATGTCCTTTTCATCCACCTTGATGTCAATAGTATCTTCAATGTCAGGTGTCACATAGACAGCGGCAAAGGAAGTTTGACGAGCATCAGCCGCATTGAAGGGTGAGTTGCGGATCAAACGATGCACGCCCGACTCGCTCTTGAAAAAACCATAAGCGAAGGGACCGTCAACTCGAATGGAAACGGAGTCAGTACAGATCGAGCTATGCTCTTCCGATGGCTTCTCGTCAAGGATCTCTATCTGAAATCCTTGGTTATCGGCAAAGCGTGTGTACATACGATAAAGCATGGTAACCCAGTTAGCCGCTTCTAATCCACCGGCACCAGCACTGATAGAGATGATGGCAGGAGTTTGATCGACAGGATCCTTGAGCATTTCCTGAAAGACCAACATATGAAGTTGTGTATGGATATCTAGAAGATGAATGAAATCTGCCTCATTGAGACCGTCGGTAGTCTTAATGACTTCCTCGTAGAATTCCAGGTACTCGCTAGCTTGGCTAACGTATTCTAAATATTCAGAAGCTTGCTTACGTTCTTTCATCAGGGCTCCGGCAGCCCGAGGATCGTTCCATAGACCTGGGGCATTAAGCTTCTCATCTAGCTCGGCCATCCTTTTTTGAAGTGGATCGGCGGGGGACATCTTTTCCAAGGCAGCCATGCTGTCTCGGCAGGCTTGGAGTGTCTGTAAATGCACTGTGTTCATGATAGGTTATACTCAAATATGGTTAGGAGAAAATAATCCAAGTCTTCAATCTCTCTTTGAAATTATCTAGATGATGCCAGTCAATCTCAAAAGTGTAAGGTATCCTACAGACAGGAAACCACTTACGCCTACCTTTCGGTTTTGATGAGCCGGCCAACTCTAACGGCGGGTCCTCAAAACTACTAACGATAAAAACCGGACTGTCGGTGCAAGGAACGTCTTCACGCCAAATTTGACTAGTTTGCTTGGATGACTCCACCATAATATGATAATCATCAAGACAGAATGAGAAGCTGAGTAAAGTTCCATCCGTCATGTTTGACGTATACACTCCGTCTGGATACTGTATCTCTTCCTCGAAATCGATGGGGCACTCGTGTTGTTTGGAGATGTCGTTGCAAGTATAAACGTCCCTGTCGTCGTGTAGCAACCAACGCATCGGAGTTTTACAAAGCGGACAAGTAGTTGTTATTTCCATAGCTCACTTATGTATTCAGTTATGACATTAGTATCCACGAGTTGAACCTGTCGATCAGGTGCTCTCGCTGATCCAATTCGAAGTTGGGTCTGACATTCCGATATAAACTTTTCCGTTGAGCCGATTAGTGATCCTGTACAAATAGTGCATCGCTGCACCTCCATACAGTATATATCAACGATATCAAGATGTTCGGCTACGACATCAATATCCAAGAGTCCAAACGAGAAATTAGTTCTGGCCTCCGTGTTAGCTCAAAGTTGGGGCGAACGCCTAACATCGGCAATTCCTTCTTGAAGACCTTGGGCTCGAAATCAGCCACCTTTCTTTCGGCGGCTGTGGTAGCATAGTATCGGAGAACGGTTTGGGCGGTCTGGTAATCAAAATTCAGGGCGTAAACCTTTTCCAAATCATCATTCTGCACCTTGAAGATGCAAATCTCATCTTTGGTTTGGCTAGGTGGTAGCTCAAAGATTCCATCCTTATCCTCCTCGTTCTTATCTTTAGAACGAGTTAGTTCCCATTCATCCACCTTATCATTACAGCTAAATTTGACGTAAGGAGAGGAACGAACATAACAAGCTATGTATGGATTCATAATCCAAGTATTGTAAGGCCTGTCTTCAATAGCGTCTTCATTACACATATAGTAGAAGAAGAAAGACCAGTCATTGAACTGATTCATTACCTTGGTATCGCTGAAATGAACATCAAGATTGTCTCCGTGATCTACCAAGCGAACAGAAGACTTTATCTCTACACAAGTAGAATCTCCTTTGATCAACAAGAAATCAAAGACACCCGGAGCCAAAGTCTTAGCCTTCCATAAAGGTCCCTCTGATACTTGTAGATATAGGCTAAGCGTTTCACCACAAACAGGGCAGTGCTTATTGAAATCCAAAAACTTACTCAGGTTCATCATTAGCTCCATAATTTTGTAGAATCCATATTTGGTTATTTACTACCCTAGATATTAGGGCTGAAGACACACCATATTTCTCAGCCAACTTTGCCATTGAAATGCCGCCCAAAGCGTATTCTTTTCTTATTTTTCTTACTATATCCCAAGTGAGTTTTGATTGAGAATGTTTTTCTCCGACATATTTGCCCTTGAGAGATTGTGAGATTTTTTCCTTATGCTTTTTAGATAGCACAGATCCCCCTCTGTCGATAGACATTTGCTGCTTTTGTTCTGCACTCCAGCGAGGCTGGTTCTTTTGAGACTGCGATATAAGTCGCCTAGTTTCTTCTGAAACGGGACGGCCAGTCAGTGATCTTGATATGTTCCTTTTGCGTTCTTCTGAATGTTTCTTGCCAAAACTTGGATGATCGGAGCCGCTACCAAGAGTGTCGCCGCCCTTAACAATGTTATATCCTTTTTCTTTGTTGCGACTATCGTATTGTTTGATAAGCTGCACTTCAATTTCATCTGCATCATCTTGCGTTCGACAAGTGGCTATCACTTCAAGTTGAAAATTATCAATACCGTATTTGGCCATGGCCAAATGGATGGCCTGAGGTGGCTTTTCTTGTTTAGAATAACTTTTATGCGCCTGCCATCGTCTTCTGATATTTATTGTATGACCTATGTAGTTCTTTTTATTTATCCGGTTAGTTATCTTGTATAAATAATGCACGTCCACCTCATCACACTATATATCAAGCAAATCACGATGTTCGATCAAGAAAACGTAACGAGAGTTTGCACTCTCGTCAGTAGTTTATCTCTACCCATCTCTTCAAAGTCCAGCATTGGCACGCTAATAGGATCAGCATCTTCATTAATAGCAGAGTAGATAAAGGTCATATTCTGAAAGCAATAGTTCTGCACATTCAGTTTGCCAGTCTTGAAGCACTCAAGATAGAGTTTGAGTGGCATTATCTTGTTTCCCCGGAAGGGGGAATGGCACCAAGTAAAAACATCACTACACAAATTGTATTTGACATCACACTTTTTACTAGGACAATACAATTCTACGTGTGGCTTCAAGTCTCCGAAAGCCTGCATAGCTAAACGTTGATCTATGACAGGAGTTTCGGAAGGGTTAGTGATCTCAAACGTCAAGACATTGGTGTTTATATCGATGGCTCCACGGGCTTCAATGGAATAAGTTTCCGTGGTATGCCTAATGTCAAAAGCAAACTCCTCATCTTTGAGAGGGGCGTTGATAATGGGAATGCTGTTTTTACGGGGGCCAATGAAATTGGTCAGCACAGTTCGTAAGGGTCCTTGGCAGAATAGGCACCTTTCTTTTATCCTGGTAAACTCTAAAATGTTGCCGTAATGTTTCTGCACAAAGCCTCAAGAGAAAATGACTAGGTTTTTGATACGTTTCAATGTCTTATCGGGATCGTGGACATCCAAAGGAACTAGTGGAAGTGTCAGGGTTTTATCGTTCCAGCAAAGGGACGTTCTCTTGGGAGAGCCAGAAAAACACGTATACACTGTCTGATTAGTAGGATAGATATTCTTGATCTCGTGAACAGAATCACCGCTCTTGCTTTCGATAGAAAGCATTTCCGAATTTAGTTCTGTGGTGATTTGCCCTTGACCTTTTCCATTTGTATCTAGAATAATCTTGAGCCCAAATCCGTATTGACAGCAATCCTGACAATTAACTGCCAAACCAACATAAACCGCTCCGTTGAAAGCAATCTGCTGATAGACTGGAGAACCAGTATAACTACCTGAATGTCCTGTATATCCAAAGACCGGATACATCTGATTAGAATTTTTGATAGTCAGACTAAACTCCCGAGTATCCATATCAATGGTCAAAACACCATCGTGATGCCAAGTCAAAGTTCTCTTTTGATGACCACTAACGGGATCTTGAATAATACTTAGCTCAGCATCATCTCCATCAATCTTCATAGGGCCAGTGCATACTGGACAGTTCATATGATAGTTGATGCCGGCTAGAAGGGAGGGAAATGTCATGAGGAAGAGTCTTCGTAAAAATCTGCGAAGACATCTTTGGTTAGACCTGCATCAATAAGAACTGGACGGCCATCTTTAGTTCCCCAGGAAGAAATCCTGGCTAAGTCGCCCGGCATCAGCTTAAATTTTTCACCAACGTCTCGCAACTCTTTATATATGTCCGACTTGGCAACCTTATCAAAGTTCTCTGGCTTTTCTTTATCAGTATTTCCTGAAACATTTTTGAGCCCATAACGAATAGCATTACCAAAGTCCTCAAATTTGAGGTGAGTCATTTCCTCAAATTCTTTTTCGGTAATCTTTTCCAAGTAATGAGTCTCCATCCAGGCGTGATTCTTAGCACAGCTCAGGACGGTATTGAGATACTTGGACTTCATCTGCGGGTTGGCCTCGGCTTTGTTTTGGGCGATGCCTTTATCATTCTTGGCCAACTTAAGAATTGTTTTGCCGGGTGTCAAGTAGACAATGCGTGAAGAACCGGAAGACAAATGTTTTAAATTGGATTCAGCGTACTTCTTGCGTGCGGAGTAGGTCTCTAACTTCTCCAAATTGGACAAGACCGTCTTGAGATTGTCAGAATTGGGTGGCAGCTCTTCGCCAGCAGCTAAGGAATAGAACATATTGGCGAAACGCAGAAGCTTGTTGGGGTGCATGCGATAATGCGAAGTTAGTAATATCGGAATATAAGTATATGAGTTCTTTCACTAATCAAGAATATCTGGAGCTGTGTCAGAGGCTAGTAGACCAGCAATATGAAGATCTAGTAGATGAGACGCCAGCAATAGATAACGAATGGATACCGGCTGAACCCGAATTCAAGTGGAAGAAAAAGTTCAAGCCCAATGTCAACGGCTCTATCGATATGACCGACACAAAGTCTAATCTAATCAGGGACTTACTGTGGAAATGCACCAACATCAAAGTAGGCAACTTCAAGATTAGAATCAGTAGCTACACCGGTGAACCAGGCCAACACGGCGCCTTGGTCAGTATGCGCTTAGAAGTATGGGAAGAGCGTCATAAGACACCTAATGGCCATCCTTGTAAGATAGACTTCCCGGTCAACTGGACGAAAGATACTCGTTTCACCGGACGTCCTTGGCTCAAATACTTTACGAATGGTTATTCAGGTGGAACTATTCCCATCGATACCGTAGTAGATATAATTCGTTGGATGCAAGCTATCAAGAAACTAACTGCCTTCTTATGAGAAGACCACTAACTTATTGAGTCGGTCGACAGTTTCTTCTTTGGAGATAAAGGGAACTAGGGCCAACTGAAGTGTTGTGTTTTGACTGGGGTGAGACCAGTCCAAATTATGATGTGGACCTTCCGATTTGTAAATGATTAGCTCACTACGATTTTCAATCAGATAATTGGTTAGTATATAGCAACGATAGTAATCATCTATTGGATGAGATAGTCCGAACTGTTCTACCCAAATTTCTAATGGCTCGAAAGAACCGGCAAACAAATTGATGTTGAACTGTTTGGAACCGTAAGCGTATTCTGAACAAGTAGGACAGCCTCGATAGAACTTAAAGAACTTGAGATTTTTGTGTAGTTCCTTGAACCTATCCATCAAAAAAGTGGGAGCCACTTTGTGATAGGCGTCTTCTTTACCCTTTTCGTAAAACTCTATCTGAAAGGATGGATCGTTCATTCCAAATGAGTAAGCTACCTTATAGTCTTTTTGGAACTGATTGAGTCCGTCTAACTCAAAACTAACTGATACCCTGTTATCTTCGTAGCTGATGCTCTGTTTTCGGCGAGAATGAAAACCCGTCACCAAGGCTGTGCCACACAGTGGGCAATGACTTCGATGGCTGATAAACTCACCTAAGTTCATTGCGTATCCTTACAGCACCTACCACCAAGCTCGTAGAAAACAGTGTCAGGTCCATGAGCTATTGTCTCGGGTCTGCATCGGTTTCTAGCTCCCAGGACCCAGTGTCCACCCATCAGCCCACTTTTATAGGGTTGACCAGAAGAATTGACTACCCACTCATCTGCGTTGCCAGTCATATCGTGCACGCCATAATAAGAGACACAGTTAGGCATAGAACCAGAGGCCACACTTTGATTGAGCTTATCTACTATCTCGGGAGTCAGTTTAGTATTGACCGCATCATACCAAGGTCTCTGTGGGTGATCAATATTACAGATACCAGCATCTCGTTTATAGCCATAGGGATATGGAAGAATCTTAGGTCCTTCACAGGCCATAGACCACTCATGATCCTGGCAAATTCTCTTTCCCTGTCCTTCACAGTTTTTCTTCATATCATACCAAGACAACATAACGGTAGGACGTTCTCCCGCTTTGTTAGGCCATTCATAAGTATCCATACAGAAATGCATATGAACTTTCTTATTGTCGGGCGTCAAACACTTGGTGGGGGCGAATTCTAAACATCTGACATAGCCATTGACATTATGCACGTTCTTATCTAGATTGAGACACTCTTGTACCACGTTATGGCAAAAGTCTCCAGTGATTTCTACCATATCAGCAGGACAAACACTCTCTACAGATTCCATGACGCCTGAAGTTATTGGCGCTGTCATAACGTCCGCCCGCAAAACTATTTTGTCTTGTGTAGAGCAGGCAATTATTAGAAATGTAGCGGCTAAAAATAAAAATACGGGGCGCTTCATGATTCCTCGGAGACCATCAGTATAATCATCCTCGTCCGCTCCGCAAGTTGACAAAACAAATAAAAATGGCGATGATTCGAGGTCATCGCCACTCTAAGCTAAGGTATATGTGTTGAACTACCGAACTAACATACTTGGTAGGAGCGCTTACCTAACTGCTCAACATAAATTAAGTCTTGTATTTTGGTTCATTGGCTAGCATTTCTGCCCAATCTAGAACCTTCTGATTCGTTAGTTTGTGTTTGTTAGTTGGATCGAACTTCTTCTTGAAAGCATCGATAGCTTTTTGCGTTTCTGGGCCCAATACTCCGTCTGCCTTGATAGGCATTCCGATACCTTCTACGGTAACAATACGGCCGAGGGCTTCTTGTTGAGATGGACGAATTGGGGGCTGACCTGTGATATTAACAGTTGGGATCTCTTGCATCTTGGTTGGTTCAGAAGCTGGTGATGCAGCGGGAGGGGCTGGATAGCCTTCTTGTTTTGGATTGCCAAACTCGTCTAAGTTCTCATATTGTTTGACGGTTCCTGAGTCGAAACCCTGGGAGAGTGCCTGCAAAAATGATTTACGATCGCTGTAAACAGCTAATCTTTCAAAAGAAGTGGCTTTCTTGAGTAATGTATCGGCTTTTGACATTAGGTAACCCCTGTTGTAAACACTGGCTTCGATTATGCATTATTATGCCTGGGGTAAATAGCATAACATATTGATTATTTACGAAAGATAAACGCCGGATTATGAGCTTCGTTTTCGCAGTTGGGTTCGTGCACAGGACTACCCCTAACTCCCTGGTTATCTACTAGTCCACAATTACAGCCGCAACAACTATCCTGACCACATCTACGGCAGGTTTTCATACCCGAAAAGTTATGACATCCATCGCAATAGAAAGGGTATCGACAGCAATTACAGCAGCTCATACCAATTCCCCACGGTAAATCTATGTCGCCGGGGCAATGATTGACTCTAAGTAGCTCATATATGTTAAGTCTTTGTATGTCATAGGACTGGCCTGGAGGACCGTAGTAATTCTTGAAATGAACCTCGTGATCTTCGTCTTCATCATCCCAGTCACGCTCATGCTCATCATCCCAGTCATCATCCCCACACCCACAATTTTGCTTTTGGCCACGGTTATACTCGATGGTAGCTCGGTGAAATTGGCTAGGTGCCACATTACGGTCATGATCTCTGTCTCTATCTTGTCCACAAGGAGTAGGAGCGCCACAGTATCCGTCGCTATCATTATCCCATCTATGATCTGCTTTGCTGGCGAAGCGATTGAATTCTATATCGGCCATACCTTGGTGCACGAACAAAACTACATCTGCATATTGTCTATTGTATCCGTCTTGAAGTGTAGGCAGAATAACCATAATTCTCAAACCGCGTAAATGCACGATGGTGGGGTAGTAAGGTTCAGCCGCCACACGAGCATCAAACTCGCTCTTGAACATAATATCGTCAATAAACAGTTGCTTGACCAGATTGGATATGGTACTCGGATCAGGACTGTCATTGGTGTGTAGGGTAGTGAGGAAATCAAGACCGCCTACATCGTTAATAAAGATAATTGCCGGTGGTAGAGCCATAATTGTATGAGATTTTATTCACTTGACCGCGAATGATCGATGATTAAGCTGCTCCCCACAATGCGATTATTATTCATCCCTGGAGATAACTCTGATTTCTATCCAACTGGTGATTTGTTGGAGATATATCTGTGCAAAGACTGTGGAACCCACAAAGAATTCAAAGACAATTTCTGTATGATTGCCTATCCGAGGTATCCAAGAACCGAACTGGGAACACCTGATGAGTGCTTTATCTGTAGTAAACATTTTGATGGTGACACGCCCGCTACCAACGTGGTTATCGAATTGACCAAGCCAGCTAAAAAGGAAAAATGATAAGCGAAAAGATGCCAATATTCAAGTTCGCAATGAGAAAAGAACTAATCCATCAACCTCAGTATTTTCCTAAGAAGGGTACTGAGAAGGCTACTGGTTGGGATGTGTGCGCCGCTCCAGATGAATCTATCAAACTAAGAGCCGGCCAGTATGCCAAAATACCTTTAGGGTTTCGCGTTTTCGCACCCGAAGGTTGGTGGTTGGAACTGCGCCCCCGTTCCTCTACTTTCGCTAAAAAACAATTACATTGTTTATACGGCGTTATAGATGAGGACTACGAAGGGGAGTGCCTTTTTGCCTGTCAATATATTCCCGACATTTCATCTCTAGGCAAAGACATTGTGATTGCTTCAGGAGATGTGATCGGACAACTCGTCCCTGTCAAAAGGCAGGAGATGCAAATAGAAATGGTAAGTAATGAAGAATACAATGTTCTCTGCAAAGAAAGAAACACCGCCCGTGGAACCGGAGGCTTCGGATCTACCGGAGGATGATATCAACTGGGATAGTTATCCAGATTTTCCACTTTGGGACAATGACGATGTAGAAGTAATCAGGCAAAATACGCCTGCCGTCAAAGAGAAAATGTACTCTAATCTGGATCCCTTAGACAACACTCTATTGGGCAAGGGCGTTCCTAATTTCGTTCTAGATCCTGGCTCTGTCAAGAACTTTCCTCCATTGGCCACTCCTGAACAGTTAGAAGCTATGCAGAGATACTATATGGGAGAACAAATGGTTAGACCTCCTATCGTCCGAGAAATCCCTGATATGTCGGCAGGTTCTCAAAGTGTGTTCTTTGAGGGAGCTGGTATCAAGAAAGGTTTTGATAGAGAGGCTGCCTGGATTCAGACTCATTCCGGTCGCCGTTTCTGCCCTACCAGCCCTAACCCAAAGGCTATCGTCATTCAGGACGTAGCCCACGCCCTTGCCATGCAGTGCCGCTTCTCAGGCCATTGTAGGAAGTTCTATTCGGTCGCTCAGCACTCTGTCTTGGTTAGCCACATCTGCGACTCTCAGGACGCCTTGTGGGGCCTGCTGCACGATGCCTCCGAGGCTTATCTAGTAGACGTCCCTAGACCCCTCAAAAGGTCGGGTAAGCTCCAGGGATACATAGAGTTTGAGGCTAAAATGCAAGAGGCCGTATGTCGCAGGTTTGGATTGCCCTTGAAAGAGCCTCCTTCTGTCAAGAGGGCAGATCAGGCCTTATTAGCTACTGAGGCTAGGGACCTTATGTCTCCCCTGCATCCTGATTGGGATTGGCCAATAGAGCCTTTACCCTTCTTGATCGAGCCTTGGGAACATCAAAGGGCAAAAGATATGTTTATGAAGCGTTTCTTTGAGCTGACAGGTTCTCCTCATGGATATGAGCATTATCTCCACTATAAGGATCAGCTCTGATATAGATACAATATGCCACCAGAAACCAAACAGACAGAAGAAAAGCTAAGCAAAGAAGAAGTTGCCAAAAGGGAAGCTCTCAAAAAAGAAGCTGCTGCCAAAAAGGCCAAGAAAGAGGCGGAAGAGAAAGCCAAGCTGCCGCCCCCTAAGTTCTATTTTGATGTCAAGGTAGAATGTATGTTGCCGGCTACCCTCACCTATCGTGTCTTGGCGGAAGATGCTAGACAGGCTGCCGAATTGATCAAAGGTCAATCGCCTACTCAGGTCAAACATAAATTGATTGGCAGAAAAGAAATCAAGCTGACCGTTTATGATGCCGGTAGCTCGATGATCAAATGGATGCAAAATTTATTTGGTGGCAGATAATGTATACCCAGTATCTCACTGTCAAGTCTACCAAGAATGGTCAGGGAGTTTTTACTTCCATTAGAATACCAGCCGGAGTTCCTGTCATGGAAATTACGGGCCCGCTTCTACAAGGAGATCCGCCCGCAGATGCTGACTACTCGGCTTATTTACAAGTGGGCGCCAATTCCTTTCTTGGCCTTTCCGGTGGCATAGATGATGCAGTGGGTCATAGCTGTGATCCTAATTGTCTAATGCAAGTGGTAGGTAATAGAGCCATCTTGTATTCCTTGTATGTGATCCCGCCAGGTGGTGAGATCAACTTTGATTACTCTACTACTTCGACTGATAGCCCGGAAACTTGGCAGATGCATTGTAAGTGTGGCTCCAACAAGTGCAGAAAACTGATTAGTGGTTTTAGCCATTTGGAATTCGTGCTACAAGAACGCTACAGGCGTAATGGTATGGTGCCACTCTTTATCACTCACCCCGGACTTATCCAAAAAGTGTAAGCTATGCACACGAAAAACTTTTTAGTCGATCTATCTAATTGGGACGAGGTCAAAGAATGCTTGATCCGTGATGGAGCGGTTATAGCTATGGGTGCCTTGCATTTTACACTGCGGGTAATGTTTAGGTTCACCACTAAACAGGAAGACAAAGATTTCATAGCCAAATTCGGCTTTCGGAAGATCAAAACCAAGACACATCACATTAGAGTTTTTCACGATGATCAACATACAGAACCATTGGTTATAGTGAAGCCCAGAGGTTTCTTGAAGATGTGGCAAGCAATGGAGAGAATGGATATGCCAGAATTTGTGGCAGAAGAAATATTCGACCCAGATTGTTCAAGAGAGAAAAGAAAACACTTGTTAGGCAAAGCAATTAGCTTGAAAGCCTTTTGGTAAGAAGCGAGGAAGAATGTCAGGACTACATTATTACGTCATAGATACGGAAACAACCGGATTGAAATCTGGATACCACGAAATGACCGAAATCGGAATAATAAGGTGTGTAGATAGAGTTCAGCTCTGGAGGCAGATCAAGTGTGTTTATCCTGAAAGAGCCAACTTCGATGCTCTGGCCATCACCAAGAAAACGATGAGCGATCTAGAGCGAGGCTATGAGGGAGCGGCGGTAGTAGCGGAGTCCGAGAAGTTCTTTGCGGAAGATGGTTTGACGCCAGCTCACCGTTGCATCGTAGCTCACAACGCCCCTTTTGATAGGAAGTTTTTACATGCCCTATGGGAGTCCTGTGGCAAAGAGTTCCCTGCTCATTTGTGGCTGGACACCATGTCATTGACTCGTCAGTTTCTCAAAGAGACTGGCATAGAGGCTGACCACAAAGCTAAAGGCTTGAAGAAGCCGCCCGTCAATTTGCACGCCGCCTGTGATTGGGTGGGTGTCAAGAAGATCTCCGAGGCTCACAATGCCAAGGTGGATAGTAGAAACACCTACTTGCTTCACCGTCAATTGGTAGAAGAAAAGAAGGTAGACTATTTGCCTTTTATCAAGACAGCCGCTCATATCGTGGCACCTCCGCCACCCGATGATGACGAGGGCTTGGACATGTCATTGTTAGATATATGAAGAGTCCCAGTATCGAAAGGTTCCACGCCAAGATAGAGAAGCAGATCCGATTAGTGGAGTCTTATACTGAATTAGAGGGACTGGTTTTTATCATCAAGATCTGTCGTCTCAAACCTTACGATTATGTCTTTGGCAAGAGGGAAACCTCAGCATCTTTGCATCGTTGGTGGTTTGATGAGTTTGGCAATTCCTTGGTCATCAAGGGTAAGCAAGTGTCTATTATCTACAATGATCTCCGTCTAGATCGCAAAGAGATTATTGGGACTGATCTGTATGCTGGCCTAACAATGGATCGTATCGCTAAGATGAGTGAGTTGGCTCATCTTATAGCTGGCAAAGACGATGACTTACACCAGGATTGCTTCCTGCTGTCTTTCTTAGGGTTGGATAAGCATTTACGTTCCTACCTGTATTTGTATGGGGAGTGGCAGCAAGTATCGCCTTTGTTGATGGGGATCCATAACTTGGAAGCTCTAGCTAATAGCACAACTGTCAAGCACTACCGTCAATTGGCAAATAAAGAAAATTCGGTTTTGCCTTGCATTTCCACTCAGGCGTGGCTATCTTACTTACCCGCCAGTGTGGATTTTCTCACATTGTTAGACAAACAGTTTGATACTGTTTTACCCATTTTTAACCATAAGGAACACAACATTGAGTAATAGAGACAGATTAGAGTTAGAAGGAACCGTTATCGATTCCAATAAGGGCAAGTTCAAGGTGAAGGTCAACGAAAACCACACCGTCCTTTGCACGCTCAGCGGCAAAATCAGAACTAATTCGGTGCGTATTTTACTTGGCGATTTCGTAAAGATCGAAGTAAGCGAATACGATTTATCGCAAGGTAGAATTGTATATCGTATTAAGGGCATGTAAGCGCCCTTTCGGTGATATAGATTGGGCGGTTTGACTACGTTAGGAGAGATCCGAATGATGATACTCGAAGGCTTGACGTTTGATGATGTGCTATTGGTTCCGCAACATTCTGATGTAAAAAGTCGCTCTACTGATGTAGACATCTCCGTCAATTTCGGCGCTTGCCATTTCGAGCACCCTATTATCCCAGCCAATATGAAAACGGTGACAGGCAAAGAAATGGCGCTGCACATCATCAAAAGTGGTGGCTTAGCTATTCTACACCGCTTTATGGATATCCCAGAGCAATTGCATATTTCTGGAAAGATCATTGATGACCACGGCAATGAGCAGTTTGCTGTTTCCGTAGGTGTCAAACCCTCTGATAGGGAGATGCTATTAGCCTTCTACAAAACCGGCATCCGAATGGTTTGCGTGGATGTGGCTCACGGGGATTCCGAGTTGTGTGTAGATATGGTGTCTTGGATTAGGGCTACCAAACCAGATATGTTCATCATTGCTGGCAACGTAGCCACTGGTGAGGGAGCTAAGAGATTGTGGATAGCTGGCGCCGATGCTGTCAAAGTGGGCGTTGGCCCAGGCTCTCTCTGCACTACCAGAATAGAAACTGGTAATGGCGTGCCACAACTGACCGCTTTGATGCAAGTCTTCCACACCAAGAACGAACTGCTCAATCTCAATCGTATGTATGTAGAGCCGCCCAACTTTGAGCGAAAACACCCACAGTTGAGAGATAAACTTTACATCATCGCAGATGGCGGCATCAAAGCGGCCGGTGATATTGTCAAGGCCCTGTGCTTTGCGGATATGGTGATGATTGGTAATCTCTTTGCTGGTTGTGAGGAAACTCCCAGTGAGAAGATGATTATGGATGGCGTCACCTACAAAAAGTATGTGGGCAGCTCTACTCATAAAGCCAATCATATCGAGGGGATAGCCGCCCTAGTTCCTTACAGCGGCAGCTATCGGCAAGTCATTACCAAACTGTTGGAAGGTTTACGCTCTGGCTGTTCCTACCAAGGGGCTCATACACTCAAAGAGCTGCAAGAGAATCCGATCTTCGTCAAGATTACTAATGCGGGACTCAAAGAGTCTCATCCACACGATGTAGTGATAACATAAGGTGAACTATGGAAGAGAAACACAAGAATAGAGTAGAGCTAATAGGCGTCTATGGCTCTGATGAAACGCATGCCCTGTCCGCTTGGACTTCAACATCTAGAGATTTAGATGATGAGAAACGTGGTAGAATGGGCAAACTGCTAACTATGCTAGCAGAAAATCACCATGAAACCCCGTTCGAAAAGAGTTCGCAGCATTTTCTGGTAACAACAGAGATAAACACCCACTACCAAATTCTCAAACATCGCATAGGTGTATCAGTCAATGCGGAATCAGCCCGCTACAAAGAGTTGAAAGATGATAAGTTTTACATACCAAATGATTGGCCCCAAGATGAACAAACATTGCTAATAATACACTGTGAGGAATCTATTCGCAAGTATCACGAATGTTTGACTCGTTTGGTCAAAGCCGGAGTTTCCAAAAAACGAGCCAAAGAGAGTGCTCGTTTTTATTTACCGCAGGCCAACCAGATCACGGCCGATATTATGTTCAATTTTAGATCCTTTATGCATTTTGTCGGGCTGCGCAACAACGAGCACGCACAAAAAGAGATTCGTGATATATCTCGACAGATGCTGGAAAAAATTGAGCAGACGAAACAGTTTTCATTATCACTGAATGCCTTCGGCTGGACCGAAGAAAAAATATATGGGCCCCGATAATATTTACTATACCTATCACCTTGTTGATCCTAAAACAAACGAGGCCTTCTACGTTGGTAAAGGTAAAGGACAGCGCGCCTATATTCATTTAACGAGAGCATTGCATTGGCATGAAACCGGACTATCGGTACCAGGCGCCAATTTTCATCTTTACAATAAGCTCCTAAAGCTTCAGCGCAATGGACTAGAGCCCATTTACGTTTTTGTTCTCGAAAACGTTTCAGAGAAAGAGGCGTTAGCACGAGAAATGGAAGATATCCAAAAGATAGGAATAGATAAGTTATGCAACCTTACCTATGGTGGTGAGGGAGAAACCAGATCGCCTGAAATCTTGAAGAAGATCTCAAAATCTCTCAGAGAATTTTGGGACTCTGAAGATGGCACACAGATGCGTCAAAAGTTTTCGGAAAATAGAACCGGTGAGAAAAACCCCAGATGGGGCACTATTGAAGACGATGAGCATAAGATGAATCGTATGGCGCCAATGCTATCACGGCCTCGATGGAATGTAGGATTGAAGGGCGACCCACGCTCTAAAGGTCATCCCAAAGGAAGCTTACCACACAACGCTCTTATGTGCCGCTTGATAAACGAAGATGGAAGAATTGTGGAAGCGAACTCTCTCAAAAAGTTGTCTGAGCTATCCGGCGTCCCACTAATGTCAATTAGTAGAATAAGGGCTGGTAAGAAAAACAAGAAAGGGTGGCGTCTTGAAACTATCGAGTAAGAGGATCTATGGCACGCCGTAAAAAACCAGCAAGGAGAGTTCACTTGAAAGCTGCACCACGCATTTTCATCAAATCACCCACAACCATCATGACGATAAACTACAACGCTATCATCATTGATGGGCCGGTTAGTGATGCGGCCGTAGATTTTGTCCGCTATCTTTTTGACGAGCAAAGAAGTTGGGCCTCTATAAATCAAGAACGAATAGATATGATGTCTCTTCATATCCACAACAACAATGGTAGGTATCACTTCACTGTTGATCAGAATGTGAGATTGCCAGAAAACTGGAACGAGTTCGTTTCCATCGTGCAGAGGATTTGCCAACTGAAAGCCTTCTGGTAATGAGCCACTTCATTCCGGTCTACGATGTATTTCTGGCGCCACACGAAGTGTCTCGCTTCTACGCAACAGACGATGGGTCGTTCTGCTCCGTTTCAAACATAGAAAAGCCGCTTATTCATATACCCGACTCTATCTGGAATGCTGCCACCAAAGGTTGGGATAAAGGACAGTATCGCGATTACAAAGATGTCATTGCGGTTCCTACCTGGGGAGCTAAAAAAGAAGATCTAGATGAACACCTACCTCCTAATATTGTTGGCTGTGCTCAATCAGCCTATGGGATATCGGAGGGACGCAAATTTGCGGTCTTTGTTGTTCAAAAAGAATTGCCTCATGGTCTGGTAGAAATCGGCATCTTCAGTCCAGGTAATGACCGAGGTTATTTGAGCCACTATCCCCACAGCAAGTGGGAGAACTACATCAATAGGTATATGGGCCTGAAAGCCTTCTGGTAAGCCCTATTTGTAAGAGGGATACTGGCGACAGTTCCAGCAGATCAGGGTATCATTCTCCTGATTAGGCTCGGCAAAGGGACAGAAATCGTTGCACTTGGAGCACTTCATTCCATCCAGCTCGTGCACATTGGCGACCATATTTTCTTGAATGTGGATGACGTTCTCATCCAGAAACTTGAGATCTATTCGCAATCTCTTGCAAACGTATTTGTCCGCTACTATGGAATCCTTGAGGGAATAGTATTGCGGAACGTATAAGTAATAGCCGTGATCATCTCGGCAGACAATCTCGAAGGTCTTGATCTCATCATAGTTTTTGTAAGGGCTGACTATGGTGGCCGACTTCACACGTACGTCAACCCTGTCGCCTGGGTGAAGTCGAGTCATATCCTTATGCGGTAATATGACGACTTCATCGCCCCAGCTAACATAAGGGCCAGTATTTATGATGCGTAGCACTTACGTTAGGACTGTGGTTGGGTCTGGCCGTTCACGGTGGAGTTCAATCCAAAAACGAAGTGCGAATATTCTGCTGCCGCCATTCCGTGTTCACGAGGTCAGAAGGTGGACATAGAGCAGTTTCGAGCGGCCCTAGAAGCAGAGCTGGACAAGCTACGAATGCTTATTCCATTTTCGTGATCTTGTAATACTCATGTGATAGTACGAGAAGCTTATCGACTTCTCTAGAAAATGCCATACGACGTTCCGCCACATGTTCCTGCATGTTGAAGGCTTGTGCCTCCTGCTTAGCTTGTTCGGAAAGCCACGGCCCGCGCTTTTGCTCCTCAGCACTCAAATTGGTGTAAGCTGGGACGGAGAAATAATGAGCAGGGTCTTGGATCTGGCCGTTCTGCCACACTTGGAAATGACAGTGTGGAAAAGTGTGGCTGGCATTACCTGTGTTGCCCACATTACCTAGCACGGTATTGACGGTCACCTTGTCACCCTTCTGCACTCTTGCAGTCGATAAGTGGGCGTAGTAAGTCCTGACGTTGTTAGCGTGTTGGACGTTGACCACATTGCCACCCATCGGATCGGTTCCGACGTTGGTGACCACGCCGTCAGTCAAAGGGTAGACTGGCGTACCTGCTGGGCTGCGCATATCAACGCCCATATGGCCTTTGGGATGAGTAGAGTTCGGCTGGTAGGTAAATCCACCAGAGGAAGCCCAGCTGCCGTGTAGAGGGGCCGTGTAGCCCCCAGGCGAAGTTATAGGCTTCTCGGCCGCCTGCGGAGCCCCTACGGGCGCGGCAGGGCGTTTATAGCCAAAGAGGCCCTTGACCTCATTGATAAGCTGCTCTAGATAACCATCGAAATCCATACCATTATATCGGTTTAGTGATAGGTGTTTTGACGACAGCTGAAGCAGACGAAGGTATCATCTTCTTGGTTGGGAGCCGCATAGGCAGAAAAATTACGGCAAATCCTACAGGTCTGCCCATCCAAATTGTTGAGCACCGAGGCTATCATATTGGGCTGAATATGGATGATGTTCTCATCCAAGTATTTCTTGTCTATCCCGAGGACTTTGCAAACATACTTATCGACAGCTGTGCAGCCTTTGAGACGGTAGTACGAGGGGACATAAAGGTAGTAGCCATGCAGCATGCACAGCAAAGTATTTGGTTGGATACTTTGCCTTGCCCCGTCGAGATACAGACTTATGGGACTTCCATCGATCCTTGGGATCGGTAGCTTTTCCGACATACATTTTGCCGTTTATCTTATTCTCGATGAAGTAGATAAACATACCGCGTCAAGTCGTCTCTTCATAAAATGAGACGCTCACGCCCTTTTCTACCAACTCCGTGTTAAGGAGATCGGTTAGCTCTGGCACGGCGGCTACTAACAGGGAAGAAACGTGAACAGTGGCTCTTTCATATTTAGCCATCTTGCAAACTTCCTTCAAGCACTTCTCTAAACCGGCCTGGTCAGTCGTTAGCTCCTCTGTTTGGCAAAGCATATGCACGACCCAAGTATCCGATTGGACAGCCGTAGTATTGACGGCTCCTAGCTTATAGGCGCCCGTACGGGTATTGAACCACCCCTTAGCTTCTTGCTTGACCTTGGGCCACTTCTTCTCGAAGATGGGGTAGAGTGGGCTTTCAGCCTTACCAGCCATGTTGTTGAGGTTTAGCACGAAGCGTAGCCCAGAGTTTTCCGGGGTGAGGATGCTTCCTTGCACTATCTTGACACGACCTGCTTGCTGAAATCTGTTTTTAGTTTGCTCTGTCATATTATTTCCTTTATGGACTGACTCTATACAAATGAATATATCAGTGCCAACGAGGGTTTTTCTGTGGAGGGTTGCTGTCTAGAATAAACATCTCTAAATCGGCCATCTTCTTACTAAACTCTTCAGATGGATCATCAGCCTTTCTAATGTCTTCTAAAGATAACCTATAAGGCTTGAAACCAAACTGTTTGGAAGCATCTAGGTTGGCTTGCAGGTCATCTACATAAACACAGCCATGCCATTTAGGATGGAGCTGGAGAAAACTTTGGTAGTAGAGATGGGTGGGCTTCCTGGCCCCTACCTGACAGCTAAAGTGCTTGACAGCTTCCTCGAAGAAACCATCCTGATTGAGTACCTTAGCCATACGCTCCGCGTGCTCTAACCCCACGTTAGAGAGTAGAGCGATCTTGAGGTTGTGTTCCTCCTTTAGGTCCAGCAGTGCCTCCAGCATATAATCAGCGGATGTCACCACCTCATTCCATTGGGAAATCAGCTCCTCAATAATAACGGGAGACTTGATCTTGAAATGGTCTCGAAGTTCATCGGCCATATGAGTGCAGCCCAAATCGTGGAGCTGCTGGGTGCGGTTCATAAAGTAGTTAGCTTCTTCTAAAGTTAGATTGAGCGACTTGGATAACTGTTTTAGGAACGGATTGAAATCCGAATGCACCAAAACATTACCAACATCAAAAGCACAATAAATCATAATAATAACTCCGATATATAACGGTGTATGTTCCACGTATACACCATCCAGAACAAATTGAACCTGAAAATTTATGTGGGTAAAACTAAAAATTTATCCAGCAGATTTTATGGGCACAAAAATACAGCCAAAAATGGCTATATCAGCGGTAGAACTAATTTTAACCTGATACATAAAGCACTAAGAAAATACGGTGAAGATAATTTTTCTTTCCAATCACTATAAGAATTTGAGAACGAACAGGACGCCTTAGAAGCAGAAAAGTTTTGGATTGCATTTTTCAGATCTAATGTAGTCAGATTTGGTAGCGAATACGGATATAATTTGACCGATGGTGGTGATGGTGCTTCGTCTGGCATTAGTAATCCATTTTATGGCAAGCCATTGCTAGAAACAACTAGAAAGAAGCTGAGTATATCACACACTGGACAGCATGTAGGCGAACTAAATATAATGCACAACAAACATCACAGTATATCTGCTAAAACAAAAATGAGTATCAAAAATAGAAAGGTAGACGACATATCAGTTGAGCAAATCAGAACACTATCACGGACAGGTAAATATACCGGAAAACAATTGTCCAAGATGTTCAATGTTTCTACCGCACAAATTTCAAGAATCATCAACAGAAAACAACGTAATCTATGATCCTTTACAGTTTGTTATGCAAATATCCAATAGCAGAAGATTGGGCTGGCCTAATCTCTAAGGGAGAGACAGCAGAAATATCCATCTCATAAGTCATTATGTGCCCTAGTCGTAGGTGTGCCGATAATTGACTATTGATGATGGACTCCGCGTTCTGGTAATCGGGATAGATAAGGGCCGCCTTCTTGTTATAAAATGCGTCAGCCAAAAAACTGGCCTGACCCTGGCAGACGAAGGTGGGAGAATTTCCTAGATTGCAATAGTATTCGTCTTGCATTCCTATATCCTTGACCTGCACACCCGCGTGCCTTTGCGTAGGCGATTCCATAAAAGCAATGCTGTCAGGATATTTCTTGAGAACAGATATGAGCTTGTTATCGGGGCTGGAAAGCCCAGCAATAACGTTATGTTGGCAGGGCACTGACTTTTTGGCGATTTTGTGATACGGCCTGATCCAAGTAAAGTTCTCCTGCAAATTAGGCGGGTTGGCGGTATCACCGAAGTGGGAACACACCAAATTGCAATTGGAGTTGTCAATCATATTGACAATGCGTTGCGTATTGACAGGGTCTCTATTCAAGGAATGAGCGTGGTGCTTGAAGAGTCCTAGATTGTATTTCTCTCGCTTGGTCAAAGCAAAATTGATCAACGAACAACTATACTGCCAGAGAGCAATGTTCAACTCATTAGCGATATAGCTGGTGAAGTATTCCAAATCGCTAATGATGAGATCGGGAGCAAAGCTTTTGACTTGCTCGAAATAGACTTCCAAGTTGTCATTATCCACAGACAATAAATCTGGTCGATAGATATTGAGCAGGGCATCAAGAGTCCAATCAATGTTCATTCCTTTAGGGGAAGAAGTCTTATAAGCGGCTATCTTGATTTGGTGTCCGGAATATACCTGTTCTAAAAAACGAGCCAACTGTATCTTGGCATTGTGGTTATTAGAAGCGGCGTATAAGATCTTCACAGAAATGCCTTCAGTTTACAGTATCGCTCTACCAAGGATCGAATCTCCGGCAGTTTTCCAGTTCTAATGACATTGCCCTCTGGCTTCTGTATAAGATAGAAGTCTGCATTAGGATTTATCCAAAGCATTCCAAGAGTCATTCCCACACTTGCGGCTTTGGCCACAGTATCATCTAATAACCTATGGAATTTCTTCTTTGACCTTTTCACAAGTTAGCCGATCAAACCATTAGCTTTAGCGCACTTCAATAAACTCTGAAAATACTCTACCTGCTTCTCAAAGACTAACTTGGTAGCCATAGTATCAGCCGCAGCGGTGTGAGCTTTCTCATTCTTGACCCCATACTTCTTGACCAAGTTATTGAGGCTATAACCCTCGGCAAACTCTCCGCCACAGAAATCGAAAAAGAGTTCCACCTGCATCGTATCCATTGACCTTCGACCAAACGGAAAGGAATCTTTGGAATTGCATTTGATCCACAACTGCTCCAGACGATCCTTGTCGAAGCTGACATTCTGTCCGATCAAAACTCTCTTCTCGGCAGGTAATCCATCTTCTGCCAGCCAGTTCTCAACCTCAATAATGGCAGCGCTGGGCTCCAAATAACGTTCACGACCTTCTTTAGTCTTATGAGTGATGTCTTCCAGTTTATGACCATTGATGCGTAAAGCGGCCGGCTCTATTGTTTCGGGCGTATTAGCCTTGAGACACCAAGTCTTTTGAGCTTCCTCGCTTTCCGGAATCAAACGATATAAGGAGAGTTCGATTACTTCGCAGTTGGTAATATGAAGGCCAGTTGTTTCAATATCTGTAATGTAAAAGGAAAAGTTCATAAATTACACCTCGGGTGTGAAGGACTGTGCCCACTCAACATAAGCAGCAGGTCTGAGGAGTCAAGCCGGCTTATTTTAGTTTTTTCTTGATCTCTTTCTTCAGAGCGTTAAAAGACTTAATGCCGCCCTTGAATTGGGCAATCAGGAAATTAACCCCATCGATGGTGCGGAGGAAATCTTTCTCTTTATTATTGAGCTTAGAGCCCTCTACCACAAAGACTACCTTGGCATCCTCAAAGATTTTCCAACGGGCCCCATTATGCGGTAGTTCTACATATTTGACTCGAATGACCGGAAGTTTGACGTCATCATCCTCGTGATACAAGTCATACTCAAACTTAGATAAAGTATGAGGCGAATAAGATTCTTTGGTAGAATCCTCCGCCATGACGGTGGACTCTGGTTTATCTGGTCGTGTTGCTGTTGTCGCGGTGGGCATTATGCTACTCTTTTTCTATTTACATAGGCTTCACACATTTGATCGAATACTTGATCTCCAAATTCACAGAGGGCAAAATTAACAATCACACAAACTATCCTAACATTATCTTTGGTATAACCACGTTTGCTATCTATACGATCTAATGAGGGTGCAAATGGTCTTTTGTGTGTTAAGTCTAAACTATCATCACCTATATCGTATTGAAATTTTATTCCAGTAAGCGCACATTCATTATTTTGGCGCTCAAAAAGACTTAGCAGATACTCTTTATCTATATCGAAGTCTAGGCCGTGTGTTTTATTACGACTTTTAGCGTGTTGAAACATTAGGGCCGCCACACTATCCAAGTTATCACTGTAATATCTCTTCTTAGCACGAACCAGCGCACTAGCCCTTCTCCCAGGAAAGTTTCTTTTTCTTTCCTCTCTTGCTAGCTCGCGATATCTTGGCAAATTATCCAGGCGGTGTTGATTTTTCTTCTTATTCTGACAAGCTTTTGAGCCACAAACTCGTCCCTTTGTTGGGCCGCCACAATAGATACAAATATTCATCTAACAATCTCGTTTGCTACGGAGATCCCCATGATCCCAGCAGCTAATATACCAGAGATTCCGGCACTTTCGCCCACTACAAACATTCCATCTACTTCTGTCTCTAGATTATCTCCAATATTGATTTTAGGAGCTAAAGGAGTAATAGTTGGCACGTGGAAATAAGCTTTAGTAGCTATCTCTGGAATAGCGGTAGCTAATTCAGTAATAACAGAACCAATCCAATCATATTCTTCAATCATAGATACTTTACTCTTACCGGTTAAAATAGAGGAGACGCGCTCTTTGATAATTCGATCATTAGCCAGAACGAACATCAATTTACCGATACGATCAGTCTGTTCAAAACCTGTTCCTGGAAAAGGACGATTACCAATTAGAGAGAAAGATACCTTATCTGTCTTCCATCTATTTTCATTAGAACGGAAAGCAGAGATAGCCATATCCAAATGATCTTCTGGAATAATGGTGCCGAACCAAGAAAGTGGCCCTATTTCAATATCATCTTTGATAATACTGCAATTAGAGCGATTGAACTCCTTCATTATATTGGAGTTAGTTTCAATGCGAATACCAAATCTGGCTATATCATTATTATCGATAATTCCAAAGTTAGCATACAGTTCTTTAGCCCAACGCCAGCCACTACGACCTACTGCAATAACTAGCTTCTTACAGCGATACTCTTGATCTTCCGTGGCAACAACAAACATACCCTTCTGCTTGGTTACACGCATAACTTCGTTATCAAAACAGAAGGTAATGTTCTTATTCTGTTCGATAGTCTCTGCCATATATTTGGAAAGCGCATGGATTTCTTTAGGATACACTTGCACATAATTATTTAGGACAATATCATATCCTATCTTCTTCAGCCTCTTCTCCACGGCCACGTTAGGGGTGCGATCTTTGACCACCTTGAAAGTGTCAATCTTCTCTAGGACATGACGCATCCAAGTATGAGCTGACTTAGCCTTACGCAGGCCAATCAATTCAGAGACTTTACTCACATCTGTCTGATATAGCTTACCATCACTATTTGGTAAACAACCTAACCAACCTTCCAGCTGTCGGCGTCTCTTCATAGGAGGACGGCCCAAATCAAAAAGAATAACCTTAGTGTTCTTATGGTCTTTGGCTAATTTCAAAGTAGCAAAGGCCCCAGCCACACCTGCGCCCACAATACCCACATCAAAATCTCTCATGCCTATCCTTTGCGTCTTGTGTAGCAAGACCGGCTCACCGCTATGAGGGTATTATATCAGTGATTAGATTATCGTGAATAAAAAGAGGCCACATATGTATTGATTAATGTATGAGTAGTATTTGGATTAGTGCAGGTAGATGCGGCAGGAGAACCAGTAGCTACAAAAGACTCGTAGACAGCACCCGAAACATAAAAACCTACCATCTTATAATATTTGGTGGTGCCGCCGCCCCCTCCAGGAGGAGTTGGTAGGCCGGGAGAAAATAATGTGTTGCCGATAGTAGCCTGATCATTATCTATTGCATTAAGAAAGGCAGGAATGGAAGAAGAAATATCGTAACTACCATGGCTGGTGTCAGGGGTTGCCAGATCGGTTGCACTTGAAATGTTCTTTTCTGTTGTTCCTACATAGGCAGATGTATCCCAATCAAGTGACCAACTGATAGTTCCATTGTTTGCATCTGTGACAGCGCTAGCATTGGTGATTGTCACGCTGGTAGATGAAACCCAAGTAGCAACCGGAAATGGACCGTTGTTGGCTCCTGTGGCAGCTCCAAAGATAGTAAGAGTGCCTCCAACGGGAGGAGAGCCTCCCGAGGCCTGAACTATGTTCGTGAGCCCGCTCACCGTAATGGTGCCGGCCGTGTTAGTTATCGAGGCTGCATTTCCCATATTTTACTGACCTTTATGGAGCTGGTGTTGTTGATCCGTCCCAAGGACCAATGTAGACGGCAATACTTGAAGCTCCAATGGTTGATACCCAACACACCCACATTTTTGAGTCCGTTGTATCGAAAAGATTGCCGGCAGACGCATATCGCAACCAGCGAACGCGACCTTTGCTTTGCTCCACGCCAGTCCTATCACTCCAAAGAGCTACGGTATCTGTGCCAAGAGGTTTGATAGTGGCCGGATGGTTCTGAGCACGAACGAGATCGGCATTGTTACTTACAAAAGGCGGAGCCCCACTTGTGCCCTGAGCTGGGTACGTTGGTCGATGATAGGAAGCAATATCTGGAATAGTTCCTGGTGTTCCGCCCACTCCACGAGCAATGTAACCATTGAACCCCACCTGAGCGGCCATGAAAGTTGAAAATGGGATGCTATTAACATTGGCAGAAGTCCCAGTAGTTCTTGAGTAACTTCCTGTTCCAGTGCTTTGCAACCAAAAACCCTCGAAAGGACAAACATCACCCGGTTCCGTATCATCAAGTCTAAAAATACCGGCAACGTTGTTGCCAGATGGATATCCAGTTGTATTGGTAGACATGAACCAAGCAGTACCATCAGCCGATACGCCCGAAGATGGTGTAGCATTCGCAGCAGAAATTAGGGCGTGTGCCGTTGTATTGTTGAAGTAAGTCCAATATTGAGCTGAGGAAGATCCGCCGGCCCCTAATAACGCTATAGCGCTTGTTGGAAAAGAGTTACCAGTGCCACCGCCAGCTGGGGCCACAGTAGCTGTGCATCCAGCTGCGCCGGATGCCAGTGTTGAGAATAAACTTGCTGACTCACCTGATGCATCTGCAAAAATCCAATAGACGGTGCCTTGTTGAGTAAGACCAGAATTCTTCCAGATACAGATTTCTTGTGTATATGTAATTAAGCTTGTTGGTGTGACTGTGGCTGCACTAACTGCGCCTGTAATTAGATGCGTGCCATCAAACGTACCAGTTCGAGGCATAACAATAATCCAACCGAAATTTGTTGGATCGAATACATAGCCAAGAATTTCCCCCGTTGCAGCACTAGTAGCTTGAGATACTTGTTCTCCTCGAACGAAGGTGCCGGTTGAGGCAGCTGTAATTGCTAGCTTGAGAACTTGAGGTCCTTGAGCTACCCACCACGGACCACTGGTAGCGCTAAAAGCTGTTGGATAAGTATCATTGGTAGGTGTTCCACCGCCGCCCCATAAATCATTAGCGGCAACACCAGATGTATCTTTCGACGTACCATCAGCCGAAGCTTTGTAAATCCATCCGGCCTGCTTCATACATCTGGACAACATCCAAACTTGAGAGAAAACATTGTTAGCTACATCAGTAGCCGTAGTGTAAAATTTAGTAACGTTTGCCATTATTTCCTCTTATAGATATTGTTTTATGACCAGGTAACTTTCAAGGTAGCCATGTCCAAAGTTACTTCATCACTTGGACCGCCTCCACCCGCCATTTCTATTTGTACCTGATAAACATCTAGACTACTTGCTAAATTAGAAGTTAGGTCTCCAGTTTGTAAAGAGACTGGTGTAGTGGAGCTAGTTGTCAAAGTGCTGCCAGTAACTACACTGGCGGTAGTCAAATTATACAACTGAATGGTCATGACCGGACCTGTAGTTTCTGCAACCACTCTTAGAACGGTGGTTAGACCACTTTGGGCAGCTTTGATAGCGGTTGGATCAAACTCAAAAGTTCCAGCACTAACGAAGGTAGTTGAATTAGTGCTGGTGATACCGGCGAATGGATAAATTGTTAGTGAGTCATCACCAGCCGCATCAATGTCAGGAGCGGCCTTCCAATAACCGTCTGTATTGTCCCAAGTTAGAACGTAGCCATCAAAAGAAGAGTTAAATGTCTGTGGATGAACGGGGTTACCTCGTAACGCAACAACCGTATTAGAACCGAGTGAACCAGTAACATCTCCTCCTAGTATGCCGCCAGCAACTGCGGGTTGAGCTGACCAATATCCGTCAGAACCAAACGTCAACACATATCCATCATCGATACCGCCCAAAACTTGGTAATGAATTGGATATGTCTGTAATCCTGCAACTACGGGACCTGGATAGCTACCACGTAAATCACCTGTAGCAGGACCAGTTGGATAAGTTCCGAGACCTACGGTGGTCCAGATAAGGGCGGATCCTGTGTAAGTTAGAACGGTATCATATCCGTCAGCCAGTGTTGGAACTGGAACTGGATTTTGTTGAATGCCCACTACTGTTAGATCACCCGGAGTGATTACGCTGGCAGTAATATCTCCACTAATGGTATATGGTTGATAAGCAGTAGGAGACGCCGCAATAACAAACTGGCCTTCGCTGGGTGTGGTAGAGGTAATACCGGTCGCTGCTAAAGTACCCGTTACTGAGTTAGTGTTGGATAGATTAAGTTGTGCATATGTCAAAGAAGAAGATCCAGAGACTTGCAAGACGTTTCCAGTTGTTAGACTGCCACCTACCGGAACAGAGGAGCCATGAACTTTGAGAACGGACGGAGAAACATCGGTTCCACCCAAATCACCTGCTAACTCTATGACGCCCAAAGCAATAGTAGTAGCTACAGGTAGATTGACGGCAGGCAGAACGCCTGCCACGAAATTAGAACCACCAGCCAGATTGACTGGAGCATAAGTAAGGGCCGAGCCACCACTGACCTGCAAAACATTGCCCGGAGTCAAAGTACCAGAAACTGGAACAGTGGCTCCATTGATGGCAATAACGGTCTGACTGGTATTGGTACCAGATAAATCGCCTCCGGCTGCAAAAGTAGTAGCATTACCTGGGCCCCATGCAGCGCCATTCCAAGTGAGAACTTGACCAGAAGAGGGCGCGGTACTCAGAACAGCTCTAGTCTGTAGTCCAGTAACAGTTGGGTTTGGATAAGATCCAGAGAGATCGCCTCCGGCCGTACCTGTAAAGGAACTAGGAACCCAAGCACTACCGTTAAAGGTAATGAATTGTCCGCTGCTAGGGGAGGAAACAGAAAGGGTGATACCTTGTAGCTTGGCGATAGTAGGATTTGGATAGGTTCCGGCTAGATCTCCACCTGCTGAACCACCTGAGGCTGGAGTAGTTGGTATCCATTGAGTGCCGTTCCAAGCCACTACTTGGCCGATAGACGGCGCTATACCAGATAAGCTTCTGCCTTGCAAACCAATAACGGTTTGAAGCGTATTGCTGCCAGCTAAATCTCTGCCGGCCGTAAAGCTACCGCCACCGGAACCACTGCCAGGAACCCAGGCTAAACCGTTCCACTGCAAAACTTGGTTAGGCAAAGGTTGATTGCTTCCTGAAGCAAGAACAGGATTACCCTGGATATTGACCAGAGACGGGTTTGGATAAGTTCCGTCCAAATCTCCGCCAGCCGGACTGCCATCTACGATGGGGCCTTGTGTTTGTACCACTACTGTAGGCAGTGTTAGGTTGTTATCCGGGCTGTACGGGTAATTTGTCATATTCCTCTAAGGTGATAGCTCTCAGAGTAATGCGGAAATTTTAGTATGAATTCCTACCTATATGAATAAGCAATGGATATGCTACAATTTTGATATTTAGACATGACCAGCACCTATCCGGCTCAGATCGATAACACCTATAGTTTACCTACTGCGATTGATAATCTCACTCCAGTTCAAGGAATACTTTTCAATAACTTGAGAGACGCCGTCATTGCGATCGAGTCAGCTATTGGTACGCAACCAGCAGGCCCCTACAGCAATGTAGCAGCTCGATTTACAAATCTAGAGAATATCGTTGGAAACCTAAAGATTATAACTTTAGCAGGAGATTTGGGAGGAACCCTCGCCGATCCTGTGGTGATTGGTATTCAGGGAGTACCGGTTGTGCCGGGTACGCCTAACTTCGGCCAAGTGATGATGTCTAACGGTATTGCTTGGATACCTACCACATTTTCTGGAGACATAGCACAGATCTCCTCTACACAAGGACAGCTAACCGTCATCAACATCAATGGCGCTTCTGTCCCTGTTTCGGGCGCCTTGATTACAGGCAATGTGCTACAAGTTTCTGGCGCTGCGGCTCTGTCTTATGGACCAGTCAATCTAGCCGGCGGTTCCAATTACGTTTCTGGCGTTCTGCCTGCCAGCAATTTACCCCTTGCAACTACTTCTGCTTTAGGTATTATTCAGTTAGCCGGAGATATTGGCAATGTAGCTACCGCTCCCCAAGTATTGTCTTTGACAGGTGCGGCCGGTGTAATCAACGTAGCTAATACGGGCAATGTTATTACTTGGGCCAGCTCTACCACGGCCCCTGGATTAGGTCAGGTGACTAACGCTGTAAGTAATGGACATACTCTTACTTTGACTGCCCAGTCCAGCATTGCCGCTGCCTCTAGTGGCGGAGCTATCAATTTGGTTACTGGTGTTGGTACTTCCAACAGTGGTCCTATCAACTTGACTACTAGTGCTTCTGGCTCACCTGGACGTATCAACTTCAATATTGGCGGAACAACAACAGCTTTCTTGAATGCGACCTCTTTCAACTTAACCAATAATGCCAATCTAACGTGGGTCAATACTTCTGCTACACCAAGTATCACGCAGAATATTACCACCACAGGCACTGGACAACTTCTTACCATTCAGGCACAAAATGCTACCGGTTTCGTCGGAGGCGCACTAACCCTCACCTCTGGTTCTGGTACTACAGCCGGAGCCCTCAATCTTCAGGTAGGTGGAACTAATGCCATCACTATTTCTGGCACACAAGCTATTGTACTTGCCGGTTCGGTTGCGGTTAGAAGCGTCACTGAAACTACCGATTATGTCATCGATAGTGGGGGAATTCCAGATTATGTGGTGCAGTGTAATGATGCAGGCCCCATGAATGTTACTTTGCCTGTCCCAACACGTGGTCGTATGCTAATCATCAAAGACATAACTGGGGCTGCCGCTACTAATCCTATCACTATCATTCCAAATGGTTCAGAACTTATCGAAGGTATCAATGCCCCTTATGTTTTAGCAACTAACTTTGGTGTTATTAGATTGCAGGCGGACCCTTCTGGTAATTGGTGGTTCGTTTGATAAGGAAAACACAATGACAAACTTTACAAGTCAAATCTTTACCGTTGATGGAACCTGGACAGCGCCTGCCGGTGTTACTCAAGTGCTAGTTAATGGCTATGGTGGGGGCGGAGGCGGGGGTGGCGGGCAAGGAAACAACCCTGAGCCATTGCCTGGAGCCTGTGCTGGTGGTGGCGGAGGGGGGGCCTCTATCAGAGGATCTTCTTTTTGCACTGTAGTACCAGGAACCCTCTACAATATCTTCATTGGTACGGGCGGATCGGGTGGAGCTGGTGGAAGCAATAGTGATGCTTTACCATATGATGGACATGGTGGTAGCATTGGCGGTGCCACCATTTTCAGAGTGCCAGCCGGAATTATTCTAGCTTCTTTTGCAGGAGGTTCAGGTGGACAAGGCGGCATAACCGATCTTATTTCTGGAGCCTCTATTGGTGGAAACGGAGGAGCATCTTTTACTACTTGGGACGGAACTTTTGTATTACCGGTCTTTACTATATCTACCGCTTGTGGCGGTAATGGTGGAGCAGCTGATTTATCTGGTTCTAGCGCTACTTCACATCCAGGTTTTCCGGGAGCCAATAACGTGTCGGGCGCTTTTCTAGCAGGGGTGGGTGGAGCGGCTGGGGCCACAGGAGCTGGTCCAAAACCAGGCGGTTCTGGTGGTGGTGGCGGGGGTGCCGGACCTGAAGGATATGGTGGAGATGGTTCTGCGGGTGCGGCGGGCTCTAATCCAGGCGTTCCTGCCACTGGTGGTAGCGGAGCTGACAACAGTGGTGCAGGCGGAGGCGGTGGAGGCGCGGCTTCAACCGATGGTCCTTCTGGAACTGCTGGAGGCCCAGGCGGTAGTGGTGGTAGTGGTCTACTCAAAATATCGTGGTGGATCTAATTTGAGAATGGAATGTAATCAATGACCTTCTTTGACGATAAAGCTTATACAATCAATGATTTGATCACGGCTGTCATAGCTATTGAGACCGAACTAGGATCTCTACCAGCCGGGGACTACGCTAGCGTCAGAACCAGATTAGACATTTTAGAAGCTCGTATCAATAATCCTAACGCTCCGGCCCCTAACGTCAACAATCCGTTCTACATCGGTGGTAGCCCTATCTCTGGTGTTAGCATTCGAGATGGCTACGGCGATCCTAACATCGGTGGTATTTCGGCCGTCCCAGGCTCTCTTTACCTAAGAGAAGATGGATACGTTACTCAAGGCTTATACCTTTTCCGTCCAGATGGCAATTGGTATCCAGTAGAAGTGGCCGATGGTTATGATACTAGCCAAAACGCTGAACAAAGAACCGTATCAGCACCTACTTATACAGTGGATTCGCTAACTCCTGACTATGTTATCTTCACTGATAGCACATCTAACACCATTACTATTACATTACCGGCGCCAACCTCTGGAAGAGTGCTGATTATCAAAGACAAGACGGGAAAAGCCGCTATTAACAGCGTTACCATTTCACATCACGCCTCCGAAACCATTGATGGGGCCGTCAATTATGTACTCGATGTACAGTATGCCAGTGTGCAATTGATTTCTGACGGAACCAATTGGTCGGTGTGTGGCTCTTATAACGGAACCATTGTCTAACGAGTTAGAAACCACCCTGCTGTACAAGCCACGCTTCCGCTGCTGTCACTTCGGCTGGAGAGAGGGCGCGGTTCCAAACATCAATTTCTAATAGACGACCACCAAGAATTTGTTCTGCGTCTTGCCCGCCAGCACCCACATGTGGAGGTGATGAGCCCGCCAAAACAGTTTGAAATACATTTGCACATGGTCCCGAGATAATAGCGCTTCCGCCATCCACATACATATGGAAGTAACCATCTGTGGCGAATTGATTGAGACCACTATAGGTCACTACGCAATAATGCGGATCTGATTGAGTAAGAGGCGGTGAAACTACGAAATAGGTATTGTAAGGAACCTGACCACTATTTGCGAAGTAGCAAATAAATCTAAAGTGAGTATTTGGGTTTACTGGATCTGAATTCACTCCTAAAGCAGGCATAGCATTTGATTCAGTTCCGTATCCAAAAATATTCTGAACATAATAACAGTATACTTGATCCACCTCTTGATTAGTAAGTAGGGTTCCGGTTCCTCCAGTACAACCAGTAAAAGTATTGCCACCACTAGTTCCAGTATATGAAATAACTTGTTGGGTACTACCAATAGTAACTGTAAAAATACCGGGAGCATTAAAACCTGAGGTAGAAACTACAGAGATGCTAGATTGTGGAAGAGGCTGATTATTTGATCCAGAAGCTATGGTGGTGTTGACTAAAGCAATTCCGCTACCATCATCATACTTAAATGCTGTGGCAAAAGAAAAACCATTAGGAGATACAAAGGCATCGCCCGCCCTGTCTGTTTGAGCGGGCGTGAAGTCGGTCTCGTGGGCGGTTGGAAATGTGAAATCGATAGTAGGATTACCATTTATACCAGACGGATTAGGCATTCCATAACCACTAGTTGAAAAATATTCGCCCACCCTAGCAACATTAAGCCACTGTCTAACCACACCATCAGTTACTAAATCTTCAGTGTGCATTGTTCCGGCTCCACCAGTACATCCCGTAAATGTGTTGCCAGAAATACCAGAATATAGAACGACACTGAGTCCATCCTGGTTACCACCACCACCCGTATATGTAAGAATGTAAATGGTGCCGCCTGAAGGGTCGAAACCGGCGGTTGAAACAACAGAAATTACGGCCTGAGGAAGGATAGCGCCGTTTGATCCAGAAGCTATGGTCGTCTGGGTTCCAGTACCACCAACCACATTAGTTCCTTCATTTGCTCGAAGGGAACACGTAAGTCCCTTTGGAGGAAGTCCACTTGGGGTGAGATCCAAAGTAGCTACACCGCCCACGTCAGATATATTTCCACCATTACCAATTACATTGAGATGATCATATGGATTTCCTACAAGCGGTACTCCTGTTTCCTGAAAATTCATACCACCTGGGGTTGTCCAAGTGATTTGTCCGGTTCCATTAGCGGTAGGAACTTGACCTAACGTAGCAGACCCAGAACCCGTAATAATCGGAGCTGGAGCGCCACCTGTTAGAGTGATAGAAGTTCCTACACCAATCAAGTCTGATGTATATAAAGCATTGGCACCATTCAATTGAACGCCGGCACCAACTCCAGTTCCAATCATAGTTATGGTGGTAACATTTTCTGTACTACCATCGCTAACGATGGTAGAGTTAACCGAACCACCATAGCTGCTCCATACAGTACTAGATGTAGGAGAGGAAAAATTAGCCTGAACTTGAATGCTACAATTAATAGTTATGAATCTAATACCCTGTACCGTAATAGTACCCGAATCACTTATGAATGCAGAGCTGGTTGCATAGATATTATTTGATCCAGTGCCTTCCGACTGAAAGAAGTTCTTGACAAAGACATCATTCAAACAAATGGTTCCGTTGGCCACGATACCCAAAAAGTTAAAATCCACATTGCCACTGATAGTAACAGTGCTAATACCGGAGATAGGGTTACCAAATGAAGCGAATGAGGGGTCGAGACCTATCGTTCCAGTAAAAATGGTAGAACCGTCTGAAAAAGAGATGTCTCCCACTTTGAGTCTATCAAAGCCGTTGATAACTACGAAAGGAACCAAGGCCATATTTTCTGCATATTGGCCGGGAGCAAACTGCACCGCATAGAAATTCCCCGAAGCTGCCCCATTACCCACAGCCGTAGTAGCGGCCTGAGCGTAGGTAGCAAAGGGCTTGAAGATAGTTCCGTCTCCACTAATATCGTTACCGGTCTGAGACACATATAGGATATTGGCCTGATTGGTCAGCGTAGGCTGGCCCGGCGGCCCTCCGGGACCTGGTGGTCCTGGTGGCCCGATTATTTCTACGTTTGGATCTGTAACGAACTTGAGTCCGTCCCAACGTAAGTATCCTGGTATTAGAAACGCGCCCATGTATATCCTTATGATTTGGAGTCATAAGAATACCAGACTTTTAGTATATCTACTTTCCCAAAGCCAGGATAGAGTCAATCAATTGCACGCGTTCCTGCATATTATCCATATTGATTTGGAAATGCGGCAAATTCCACATGCACAGCATAAACTTGATCATTGCATCGATAGCCACCACGCCATCCCAATTTAGACTTTCGCGGACTCCGTCAGCCTTCAGGGTGGCCTTGGACGGGCGAACGAAGAATATAAATACTCCTGGCTCACGCAAAGATGCCAAATAGGCGGTTAGCTCCGTAGATTGCAGAAGGTCAGGTAAAACGGTGCTATGTTGGGCGCCATAAGCTAAACAATCAAAACTGCGATCCGAGACAAATTGATCTAATTTGCCCTCTTCGTGAAGCTGCCTATAGAAGATGTCCTTCTGGTAGGTATTGACCAACTCCATATCATAGCGCAAGGAGTCCAATTGCAGCTCCTTTTCCGACAAAATCATACGAGCTACTTCTGTAATCATAGGGAAGTTATAGCGTTCCGAAACATAACGAGCACAGGTGGTTTTACCCGTGCTGTGAGAACCGATGAAATAGACCTTCATAGAAATGCCTTTATCTTTTGGTATTTGGTAAATTTGTGAATAACTTCATCTTCCGTATAACCAATGAAAGTGTAGATATGCAATGCATCATTTCCACTCATTAATCCCTTTGGCTGATTTGGTTGTTTGATCCGGCAGGCCGGAGCGTTTCTCTCTGCATTAGCGAAAATTATGTCGTCATTAAAATTCGCAGTACTACGATCGCCAAACCAAATATACAGCCCGCAATCAGAATAAGTTTTGACGTATATGCCGCCAAAAATCATATACAAAAAATCATCTAACTTGACTGGGTCATATCCTTCAAAGAACTCTTGTAGCTTGTCAGACCGAATCATAAGAATGCTTTCAGTTTAATGAATCTCTCGAAATCTTGCGTTAGTTATCATAACGCCCGAAGGATCTTCGTAGATATTGTATTTATCGCATCGAAAAGCTATCAAAAACTGATAGAACAATTTGTAGCCATATATCTGGAGCAACGCTTGTAAGTTTGTCATACGAACGCTTTCAGGTTATTGAACTTGTTGAGATAGTAAAGCATACAATCTCGGGCTCCATCGAACCCGTGATACTTGGTAAAGAAGAAGATGAAGACGTGTTGCAGGTAGCGGTCGCCAAAGGAACTTGACAACTTGACTCTGTTAGAGAAAGAGTATTCGATGTAGGGGAGAGGATCTGCCCACGGCTTATCTAACTTATCGAAACCTGTCTTGAAGTCAGCTAAAATTCTGTCAGGCCAATAGTTGTCTCTTTCGGCGGCCACAAAAACAATGGGCTCGCCACACTTTTCTGCCACAGCATGCACCTCTTGCAAAAAACCAAAGCTATTCATTTTGTAGCTGGTAAGAGCTTCATCTAATTCTGGCGAGACCTGAATGCGGCATTTCTTACGGATGCCGTCTAATAGTTTTTCCGCGCTATTTTTCTGTTCGCTGGCAATATACTCGTCGATACTATACTTGAACATCCGAAATGAGTTGCTTGAACTCCTCCGCCGTAATCTCTACGGCATTGGTTATCTTCTTGAGTGGGTCAGCGTGATCCTTAGCGGAGATGCTGATGACTATCTTGCCGGGGTTAGCTGATTTCTGACAGTCAATATAGGACTTGTCCTCGAAAGTGATTTTCATCTGACCGTCCTCAAACTAGCAATACATCTGTGGTTCTCAAATACATTGATATCGATAGCTGCGCCGTGTTCTGCTACAGCTTTATCAACTATCTTAGCTGCTTCAATAAATGATGCAACGTCTCCAAAAACACTATGTGGTATGTAAGTCTTCTGCCACCTAATAACGATTTCCATTGTAATCTTCTCCTATTTACAAAAACGCTCGTAAGTTCATAAATCTATTCCATCTCTTCCAAAAATCCCGATAAGAATCTCCCCAAGGCATAGATGACATTCCTACGGTGTGACTATATCCTTCTTTAGTCCGAATCTCAAAAGACCAGTTATCGAAGTTTTCATAGTATGGGGCCGGAAAGAGCTTCTCAAACTCACGTAACAAAACAAGGGGCCGGCCCTGTAAAACCAACCTGATTTCGCCTATACCTCTCACTCCTGTTATCATAGGCTTCTATCGGTAATGATTTCTACACGATCTGAATGCACAAATATAGAGTGCTCAAAATGGGCGGACAAGTCTGGTGTCATCACTGTCCAACCATCCTCTGCGGTGGTGGTGGCAACAGAGCCTAAGACGAACATAGGCTCGATAGCGATAGCCAAGCCAGGATGGATTCTTACTCCCTTGTCAGCAGTAGAGATATTTTCCACAAAGGGTTGGGCGTGAGGTGTTTCCCAATCCAAACCGTGGCCACCATAATTGTTGATGACATTGAAGCCATACTCTTTGGCGCACTTGGAGATAGCTTGACCAATGATGCCTATCCTATCCTCCGCCCCTAATTTTCTGCCCATATCGATAGCACCAATAGCTATCATCAAAGCTTCTTCCGTGGCTTTGACCAGCTTGACATGCGTGTCAGACTTGGGTTGGCCGTAGATGCAAGTAATAGCGGTATCTGCAATAGCACCCTGATAAGTGGCCCCTAAGTCAAAAGAAACTAAATCTCCCTCTTGTAACACGTAGCTAGTAGGAATACCGTGCACCAACTGCTTGTTGACAGAAATACAGACAGCATCAGGGAAACCCTTATATCCTTTGAAAGTGGGAGTACATCCGCTATGGTCTTGGATGTAGCCTTCGGCAAGGAAACTCAGTTCCTGTAAAGAAAGATCGGTACCCCTCTTTACTTGGTCTTCCAACAGCAAAAGGGCCCCAGCAGTAACTTTGCCAGCGACCCTTTGTTTCTCCAACCAGTTATCGTCTTTTAGACGGATCAAGCTGTTGTCAGCGAACAGCCCTCGGGGAGCGTTCAGTCTCATTTTTTACTTCTTTCTACCTTGAATTCCTGAATAGATGCTAGTAATACGAACGGCTGCTTCTTTGGCCGCTTGCACATTTTTGTAGTCTACGTAGTCCTTGAAATCAGTATCCAAAAGTATTCCAATGATCTTCTTATCCAACAGCAGAAGAATGCCATTGAGTTCCGTCACAGTCTTTCTATCGATAGCAGGCAATGCGGTGGCGTTGCACACGTATTGCCTAACCGAAATCAAATCTGTGAGTTCTTTGAGATCCATTATCGAACCTGTGGCTGAGGGCGCTGTAATGCTCCACCCTTGATAATGTCACCAGCTTCACTGACGGCATCAGCATCAGTCAAGCCGTACTTCATATACAACTGAAGCACAACATACTTATAGGACAATTCAGCCGTTTCACTTTGTGCTAGAGCGGTCTTAGCTTCAGCTAAAGCGGTTTGGCGGCGGCAGCGGGCCAGCTCTAAAGCCATTCTGTCAACATCCATCAACTTAGGGGTTGGGGGTGGGGGTGGAGGTGGAGGCTCCGGTGGGGGCACCACAACAGGGGTCACGGGAACCTCAACAGGGACTGGCACTACAGGAGCGCTAGAGGCAGTAGCCAGGGGAACTTCTTCCATAGCAGATTTAGAATCGAATGAAGATTGAGCGAATGGATTTTGTTTCTTAGACATGAAAAATGCTCCTTACAGGATTTCAGCGGCTAAGGATGCCAACTTGCTACGTTCACCTTGAGTGAACGTAATGTGACCAGCTAAATCGGAGTCCTTAAACTTTTCAATTACGTGAGTCAATCCGTTACTAGTAGCATCCAATACCGAATTGTCGATTTGTTCTATATCACCAGTTAGGATGATTTTGGTGCCCTCGCCCGCACGAGTTAGGATAGTCTTGACGTCTTCCTTGCTCAAGTTTTGGCATTCATCTACCAGAATAATAGAGTTTGGGATACTACGACCACGAATATAGGTAATAGCTTCCATCTCAATTTTGCCCTTCTTCTGATACATTTCCAGTTCTTTTCTCCAATCACCACCATTTTTGCTGGCAAAGAGAATCTCGAAATTGTCCATAATAGCGGAGAACCAAGGAGCTAACTTCTCTTCCATTGTTCCTGGCAAATAACCAATGTCATTACCCACTGGTTGAATTGGTCGATAGATCACGAACTTATCGTATTCCCTTTTGCCGAGCACCAATTCCAAAGCCGTAGCTAACACAATCAAACTCTTACCCGTACCAGCTCGACCGATGAGGGTAACCAAATTAATGTTCTTATCCATAATGAGATCGATGGCAAAGCTTTGCTCTTTGTTGCGGCTAGAAATATTCCAAGGGTAGGACTTGCGAACCAAGCGGACACGGTCGGGAGCTACCTTGCGGCCCATAGAAATACCGTCTCCGTTATCAGCCGCAAACAAGATACATTCGTTAGGCGCCATGTCAAGGCCCATTACTCTGGGGTCAATCCATCCGTTTTGTTGCAGATCAAGGCCAGCCTCTTCATTGACGGAGACTTGCACGCCCGAATAAAGATCGCTCAGAGAGTATTTGTTACCCTCGTGAGCTTGTGAGTCAATACCACGAGCTTTGGCCTTGACACGCAAATTGATGTCATTGCTAACCAAAATGACATCGTGTTCTGCATGGTTATGCCAGGTGTCTTGTAAACAGGCCAAGATCTGAGTGTCTCCATAAGTAGGATCACCCAATCCCCGATAAGCAGGCTGAGAGAGATCAATGTAAGACGCATCTACCTTGATGACAATATCGTTATCCACCATAATACCGGTGCTGATATCGCCCTTTTCGCTAATCTCATCTAATAATCTAATAGCCACACGAGCATTTCTGCCCACTTCGTTAGAGAGCTTCTTCAACTTATCCAATTCATTGAGCACGGCAATAGGGATAATCACATCGCTATTTGGAAATTGTTTGTGCGTGCAAGGATCATAAATTAAGGCGGACGTATCTAATACGTATTGAGTTCTCATTCTGTCTCGTGTTCTTCTGGAGCGTCAAAAACTGACCAGCAATTTACTTCCATTTCAAGGTAAAATCGTTTTCTTGGATCGTGCACTCTAGGTTCTGATTTCAATTTATAGGTGCACTTAAACCATTCGGCCATTAGGTCGCCGTCTAAGAATATCCGCATGTGTCCATCTAGGTCATCTATAACTTGGATGCCGTAAGTAGCGAGGACATGTCGCAATTTTACTTTTTGAGGGGCAGGCAGAACTCCGTCTTCGACCCAAATCTCATGGAATTGGTCAGCGATTTTGGAATCCGCAAAACACTGTTCTAGGATGCCTCGAAGAAAACGAGCCTTTTCCTCTTCTTCTACCTGCCTGGTGTTCTCATTGTAGTTCAATAAAATTGTTCCGCGCATCACAGAAAAATGCTCCGTTATTAGCATGGTTAGCCATTTGTTATATACGATACATGAAGAAAATCACGAAGATATGCTCAGTTTGCGGAGCACCCAAAATATTGAACGAATTTTATACGTACAAGACTCGAACCTTGAAGGTTGAAAAAAGAAGGAAGCAATGTAAGAGCTGCTACAAACTGGCGGGCGAGCGGCATGGCAAAGAAAGACGTGCAAGAATACGACTCACGAGAACGAGAAAGTGCGTTGGATTTTGTGGCAAAACAAAACTATGGACGGAGTTCGATAAAAAATGTACGCTATGCAAAGAGTGTGCTGGTAAGGGCTACCTATCGCAGTGGATTTCCAATATCAAACAACGTTCCCATAAGAAAGGCTGGAGTTTTGACATAGACACTCAGTTTATTCAGGAACTCTTTGAGAAACGGGACGGCAAATGTGCGATAACAAAAATTCCATTTACGTTTAGTCCAACGAGACATAAGACTTACAAGAAAGATCCGTTTTCCCCATCGATTGACAGGATAGATTCATCGAGAGGATATACAAAAGACAACGTTAGAATAGTGTGCGTGGTCGTAAATCTTGCTCTGAATGAATTTGGCTATGACGTGTTTGCAAAGATGTGCAAAACATTTGTAGAGAATGCTGCGTAATTAACAGTATACGTCTTCTTCAGGAATTCTCATCGTGGTCGCGCGGACGCTTCCTGCAAGGAACGGTTCATCCCAGTCAATAGAATATTGAATATCACTATTTCGCCCAATCTCTATATGACTAATAGTTCCGCTGATATCAGCTGCCCCATATCTAAAAGATACGTGTTGTCCAACATCAAACTTCGTTATCATTTTACCTCTCGAATAATTAGCATCAACATTTTGACCATCCACAAGACATACAAGTTAGGCACTTTTCTAAGTAAGCGAAACAGTTTTCTTTACCGCACAAAGGGTTAGGACACTTTCTTTGGGCCGTAGACTTGGTGCCCTCTTTGATGTAATCCTTGAGAACACGAGCAATAACCTTGGAAAAAGAAGTCACGTCGGAATGCTTATCCTTCTGAAGTTGCTCTACCACATATTGAATAGGAGTACCGTGGCGGAGGGCTAAGGAGATGGTTCTGGTGAAAGCTCCGAAGTTAGCATTCTCGAAGACGTTGGCGATATCCTTGATGATCATTTGATCATCTCCCTCACCGATAGTTAGGTTGTAGGTAGTGATATCATCCACTTTACCATTCTTGACAACTTTACCCATCTTGAACTTATTAGGGATGTCTACGTATTTGGATAGGCCTCCGAAGACTTCGTAGGGCTTACCATTGAGCAAACCCACAAAGATAGTCCAAGTCTCTCCACTAATCTTAGCCTTCTTGATTTCACAAGGCAACTCAATGGGACGCTTGGGAGCCATACACACTTCAATGTCAGAAGGGCGGCCATCCGAAGTATTGACAGGCTTGGTGCTAATCAAAACTCCATCGCGGCATTTATCGCGATACACGGTAAAGCCCTTGCAACCTTTTTCCCAAGCCCTCATATAGACTTGAGATACGACATCCTTGCTCACATTTTCCGGCAAGTTGCAGGTCTTACTGATACTATGATCAATATGCTTCTGAGCCGCTGCCTGTAAATCTACAGAGGCTACCCAATCGATTTCATTAGAGGTGGCGCCGGCATAAGGCGACTTGCTAACGTCAGTTTCTCCCGTAGCATCCATCCATCTCTGCACACCGTGATGATAGACGGTAAACTCTTGCCAAGAATCACCCGAAGCATCCACGAAATCCACACGGACATTCTTGTCGGAAGGATTCTGCTTCTTACGGCGAACATAAGATAGAAGATAGACGGGCTCAATACCAGAAGAAGTTTGAGTTTGGGTAGAGACGGAACCAGTCGGAGCTGTAGTAAGTAGAGCTACGTTCCTGCGACCATGAGCTTTGTATAGCCTGGCCAGCTCTTTATCTTGGGAAAGAACGTGGTTGATGAAGGGATGACCCTTTTCTAGAGCAGCGTCAAAGATAGGGAAAGCTCCTCGTTCTGCTGCCATAATACAACTGGACTTGTAAGCATTGACCATCAGTTGACGATAGATCTCATCCGTTAGTTCGATGGAGTGTTTAGATCCATACTTGACGCCTAGGGCAGCTAAGCAATCACCTAAAGCTGTAATGCCAGTGCCAGTTCTACGGCCCATAATGCAAGAGTCGAGGAACTGCTTCCACATATGCAGTTCAATCCGCTTGATCATCTCTGGTTCAGGATCAGACTCAATCTTCTTGATGACCCTCTTGATCTTTTCGATTTCCAAATCTACCAAGTCATCCATTAGTCGTTGAGCCTTTTGACACACGATGGCGTAATGCTCATAATCGAACTTAGCTTTTTTGGTGAATGGATTACTCACGAAAGACAAAAGGTTAACGACTAATAGGCGGCAAGAATCCAATCCTAATGGCAATTCGCCACAGGGGTTAGTAGATTGCGTTCTAAAGTTAAGGTATTTGGTAGCGTAGATGTCAGCAGGGGAATTGTCGATGATGTGATCCCAAAACAAAACGCCCGGCTCTGCACTAGCCCAGGCGCTATCGATGATCTGATTCCAAATGGATTTGGCCTTGACGGTCTTAGTGATGATAGGCTTTTTAGCCTCTACTGGCCACTGGAGTGTATACTCTTCATTGTCCTTGACGGCCTTCATAAACTTGTCGGTGATCCTGACAGAAATGTTGGCGCCCGTGACTCGCTTATTATCTCGTTTGATATTGATGAAGGTTTCGATCTCTGGATGGTTGATATGGTTGGAAAGCATCAAGGCGCCTCGGCGGCCATTCTGTGCAATCCCTTTGCAAGTATCAGAAAACTTGTCCATAAAAACGCCAATACCATCAGTGGTCTTGGCGGAGTTATTGACCACAGTTTCTTTAGGTCGTAAGTTGGCAAGGTCGGTTCCCACGCCAGCTCGACGCTTCATTAGTTGAGCTATCTCTTGATCCGTCTTGAAAATGCCACCGATAGAATCATAGGCTGACTCTACTACGAAGCAATTACCTAATGACTGAACACAATGGTCATTACCTACCCCAAACATAGGGCTGCCTTGCGGTACGATAAACTTATAGTGATCGAGCAAACAGAATATCTCTTCCTCTGACATGGGGTTAGGATACTTCTTTTCTATCCTAGCAAACTCCTTGGCCAAACGACGATGCATATCAGCGGGAGTCAATTCCAAATGACGTCCATTGGCATCTTGCAATGCGTATTTATCAGCGAATACTCGGGCGGCAAGTTCATCGCCTCCAAAATATTCAACTGACGCTTGTAAAACCTGAGAGTAAGAGTATCCTGTCATAATCCATCCTGTAAGAGAATTAAGTGTGTAAAGTCCTCATATTGTATCTTGAAGACGGTTAGATTTTGATCTTCTCTTTCATAGTGGAAAGAGCGCTGTTGATCGTTTTGATACAGCTCAATCGAGATATGTTTAGCTTCTTGCATATCTTGTTAATTGACATGGGCTTGTCGCCATCAAATCCATATGCCAAGCTGATGATCTCCTTCTGCTCTTTAGAGAGAAGAGAGATCGCTTCTTGGACGGCATAAGTCGTCTGTGATTCTTCCAATTCCTTATCAGGGCAATGATGCTCCTCGATCTGGATTGGTATCACGGACTCTTTGTGTGGCGTATTAGCCTTAGCTACTTTTAATGGAAAACGAATGGTAGTGTGCAAGTTGGCGCTCCTGGAAATGCGAGTGCCAATGTAGTTATGTGCCCAAGCAAAGAAATTTCCCTTGTTAGGCTTGAAGGTTTTCATGGCTTTGATCAGAGCCTCGAAACCTTCTTGATTCAAATCCTCATAATTACTGAATGTCTTGTAGCGACCAGTCTTCATCGTCACCAAATATCGAAACTTCTCGATGCAAACCTTCTCGTGACGCTTGAGTTGCGCGCTAACTTTTGGGTCAGCAGTTTCGGAAAACTGAGTTCTCAAATCGATTAGCTTGCTCATCAAATCATGTGCTTCTTGTTCTGTCAACATGTATTTTTTCTCTCTCCGGCTCGAAAGTAATAGTATATGCGATTATGCATTGTGGCTTCTAAAAATTGATCCAACAAGCATCGCAACAGTGGAATTCACTTACTAATTTCTTCTTCAAGAATCTCTACAGCCGATTCTACAGTGGATCTCAGAATCTCTTCATCATCTAACGTCAAGGCAAACTTGAGCAGCTCAACTACTTGTTCTAACTTACGATTATCTGGGCTGCCACTCTTGTTTCTCATTTGGAATAGGAGTCCTTGGCCCAACCACCGCCCTCTAAAATAAACGAACCGCCTGCGGCTATCAGTCTTTTCACCTTTTGTTCGGGCTTATCTTCTTCCTGACACTTGGGGCACAACTCTAGCTCTTCCGTGATGGAATGCACATGCTCAAATTCTCCATGGACAGGACACTCATACAAATAGGTCGGCATTATTACCTCAATTTACGTTATACGTCTCTAACAACTTAAGTTCCTTTTTGATGCTGTCAATTTCCGTGCCAACTTTGTTTATTTCGAGGCGTATCTTTTTTATTTCGGAGATTTTTGTTTCCATTGACGTTTCGGTATCATTCTCCAGCGCGTGAATCTTGTTCAATAAATCTCGGACAGTAAAACTACAGACGAGCATCTTGGTAGAAAGTAATGTGCGAGGATCATTGCTCATATAGAGTTCCCTGGTAGCTTCACCGTTCTTTGACCCAGAATGATATCATCATAATCAAGAAAAATGGCACAATCGGTAAGCAACGTTAGTATGCCATTAGGCACCATCTTGATACCCTTACCCGGAATGAAATCATCTTGATCGACACTTCCAACCACGTATCCATCTACCAAGATATCTAGTCTATGCATAGGCGGACGGGCAGATAATTTGCCAGTCTTATTGATCATTAGCGGGTGTCTCATAAAGCCTCCGTATACGATCGCCTAAAGGGTCTCTCAAGATGTAAGAACATTTGTCAAGCAACTCTCTCATTGCCTTTATATTTGCCCGTTGCTTTTGTTGAATGAAAGCTAATGCTCGTAGCTCTTCAAAAAAGGAGTTCTCTATTAACTTAACTTTAGAGGTTATGAGGAAAGGACGAATCATCTCCTGCGCTCGCTCTTCTGCTTATCCATCTTGACTTGCAAATCTTGATATCGTTGTTCGCCCAACAAGTTGGCATACACCTTCTCGTCTTTGGCAGCATCAGCCTTGATCTTCTTGGCATCGGCCTTACACTTGTCCACCAAATCTTGACCGACCAGTTCCACTACGCCTCGGCTACCCAAAGAGATTAGTCGCTTGATTTCTTGGTCTTTACCGACTTCTTTGCATTGGGGGCAGTGTTCTAGTTTAGTAGCGCTGGAGTGAAACTCCTCAAAGATACCGTGTTCGGGACATTCATATTCATAGGTTGGCATTTGTTCTTCCTTTACCAAAAAGCTTTCAGCTTCATATAGCTGCGTATCTTGAGTGCATCGCCTTCTTTGCGGAAGGATAACGGATCTGACCAGGCTGTGCTGTATGAATCAGTAGGTAGTTGTGTAGCGATTTTGATGAGACCTGTTTCTAATCCCCAATTTCCCCAGCAAGTGGTAATACCGTTATTGAAGAAACCCTTCTTACCCATACGCATAGCCGTCTTAGAAAGACATTCGTAGAACCTGCGCTTCTGTTGGGGTATGACAGTAAACTGCACTAAATCGGATGGATACACACAGATGTGAGTATATTGTAGTTCGTTGATAATGATATCGAGATTGTCAATAGCGATTTTATCCATTTCTTTCACCATAACTATTAAGTTCATTCACTCTTTACTAAGTTCCTGTCTACTAACTTGTATTCTATATCTTTAGTCCAATTCTTTTTGATGTCTTGCTTGTATTTTTCGTTCTTGACCTCGAAGACAATAAACAGTTTTCCGGTCTCTTCATCATACTCTATTCGGACGGCTTCTGCCACTACTTGATCTATCATTTTGACCTCTATTATATGCTAGATTCGCCATAGATATCATAGGTCTAATAGCTCTATTTTGGCCGAAATATCATCAGGATCGCGTAGCTCGAAGGTGGTCGGATCTTCTTCGACCTTTTGGTCTTGCAAAGAACCGCAAGCCAAATCCTTAATGAGGACGGCGGAGCCTAACTCTCCATCTCTATTCTTGATCAAGTGATACTTCATATCGGGATAGCTTTTCTCGTTGGCACGAGTTTCAATCTGAATAGCTACGTTGGCGTTCTGCATAATCAAAGCCGAACGGCCGATACGATGCAAACCAATCTTATCTTCTTCCTTGGCGCCCTTGGGACGGTTGAGCTGGACGGCACTGAGAACCGTACAGTTATGCACTCTGGCAAACTCGTGCATCTTCTCGGCAATCTTACCCAACTTGAGCCAGTCCTCCATGTCCGTGCCATCGTAGTCCATCAAACCTAGATAGTCGATGACCACAATCTTGGGGTCGTAGACCAGCTTGGCTTCCTCATATAACAGCTCGATGTTTTCCATCGTAGCTCCACGAGGGATATCTATGATCTCAAATTGAGAAGGATACTTGGTGATAAAACGCAAAACCTTCTTGAGTCGGTTAGCTTCTTCAGAATTGAGCTTAGCAGAACGAATCAGTTTGGTGGGGTTCTTGGAGAGTCTACCATAGATACGATTACGACAGGGCTTGAATGGCATTTCCAAAGAGAAGTAGACAATGTTGTTGCCGAGGGTAAACTGAGCCTCATCCATATCAATGGTGTTGTTTTGCAACCACAGTTGGATGGCCATATTCATCAGGAGCATGGATTTACCACCGCCCGACTCTCCACCAATCAACCACAATTCACCTGGGCGGGCTCCGTCCGTTACGTGGTCAAGGAAAGAGTAGCCAGTTCGAATACCTGCGTCATAGTTAGGATCTTCCGTCTTGGCATTGTATTCATCACGGAAGATAGCCACATCTTCCTTCAGAGTCCTGCGCTCAAAAGAACGAGTCTGATGCAAAGACTTGATCGACTGAACCGTCTTCTGCAATTCCTGCACTGACTTGTTGACATCAATGCTGCCTGGATCTAGCTTGGCCAGAATCTCTTTGGTAGCGATGAGTTGCTTTTCTGCGAAGCGATTCTTGAGCTTCTCTAGATCGTGCTTATACTCGTGGTCATTGACTTTGACCTTATCAATCTCGGCCCAAACATTCTTGATGCTCTCTAATTGTTTCTCGTTATTGCCCTTATTGAGCTTCTCGGTAATAACACGGAGAGTGGGGAGTTCTTTGTAAGTGCGAATGTAGCCAACAATGGTGCTGGCAAAAACCCACACCTCGGGCAAGAAAAGTTTGGAATCACAATCATTGGCAAAGTCCAAAGCGTGCTTTTTGTTAGTAGTAATGCTCTTGAGTATGGATAAGTCTAGCGCGCTTAGGTTCATTTGCCCTCTTTTCTAATGTCTTTACCACCAACCGCAAACTCTTTGGTGTATCCCTTCATCAAACTATCGATGCTGGCCTTGAGAGGGCCGTGGAAACTCTCTACTACGTTAGGGCTATTGGTGCACATGAGAGTGGGTAGGTTGTTTTGACTACGAGTACGGAAGACGCCTTCCAAACTTCGAGCATACAGATCGGACGCGTTCTCGGTGGTGAAGAATCTACTATCGAACTCATCAATAACCAGGAAATCTACCAAGTTCAATTCGCGCCTGGAAAGAAACCTATCTTCCCCGCTACCAGAAGTCATCACGCTCACGATATCACTCAAGGTGGTGTAAAGACAGGAATAGCCTTTCTGGGCCGCTTTCTTGAGGATGCAGGTAACGGTCATTGTTTTGCCAGTCCCGTGCAAACCTTTGAGACATAAAGAGCCACCATTGACATAAGAGGCTTTGATGTCTGCCGTGTATTCTTCATACTTAGTTTTGAGTCGAGGATCACCAACAAAGTCTCGTTCCATCTTGAGAAACCAATAACCGATAGGGATGTTGGACTCAAAATATCTCATCAATGCAGTTTTCATCACAACTTTTTCTGACGACTCATATTTACCATCATCCACGGCGGCCAATGCTTCCTGGAGTTTTTTAGTCGGAACATTATTAAGGGCGGAACATCGCGTAAAATCTATCTGATCCATACTTGCCTCATTATTCGATCCAGGTTTTTCGTCTAACAATCTGGTTAATGATTTGCTGACTGACGCCATACTTTTTGGCCAAATCTACTTGCCTGGCACCACTCGCAAACTCTTCTCTTATGGAACGAACAATTTTCCATGTTAGCTTGGCTCCTGGATGCTTTTCGCCAGAACTAGATGCAGACATTTTTTGTCTGGTTTTCTCAGAATGATGCTTGCCAAGCATTATAGTGTTTCCTATTTTTGCCGCCGATTGTTTTATTCTAGTCTCTTGTGAAAGTGGTCGACCTATTTTAGCAAGAGACATTTTCTTCTTACTAGCCTCTGTATGAGTTTTACCTTTTTGAGCCTCGGACATCAATCTTCTTGTTTCTAAAGATGGTTTTCCGTTAGAACCGCCATCTTTGATATTATAGCCACGCTCTATACTTTCATAACTCTTGATGAAATGTTGCTCCCAATAATTGGCAACACCTTGCGTGTGTGCTACGGTTAGCAACTCTATAATGAAATTGTCTCGACCATATTTTTTGAAAGCGTTATACAGTTTGCGACAGCCATTTGCCTTCGGGGTTTTGTGTTTAGACAGTCTTTCGCTCAAGGTAGTCCACGTTTGTCCTACATAAACTTTGTCGTTTACCCTATTGCGAATGACATACACATTACACCAATCCATATTTACTTCTTTCTGCCAAAATGCTTTCGGAGAATGTTCGCTTCTTGCTTGGCAGCTAAGATAGCAATATTCCCACTAGGAGCATAAGCTGAACGCCTAGGGGCAGATGGAGAACCAAAATGTTCTTTGATCTTATCAGAGATGATTTTCTTTTCTTGCTCTACCACCAATTGACGTAACTGTTGGACATTCATTTTAGCCAGCTCCGCGTCATCTGTTGGGTTCAAGACTTCCTCTAGCTTCTCCTTGACGGCCTGTTTTATTTCAGGCAATTCAAGTTTCGGCTTTTCGATTGATTTTTCTTGTGGTTCTTCCAGCACAACCTTGGTGACCGCTATATCCTCGCTCGGACGATGTATAATCAAAACACTTTGATCGGCTAATGATTTCAATACTACTTGGACGTCAGACCACTCTTCCACAATTCCTTCTAGAACCATTGTGGAACGCATAAAACATTTGACGTGTTGTCCTTTTTCTGGAGTCATAGGAATGCCTTTAGTTTGTGGAAACGTAATAGTGCTGAGATGACTTCAGCGTTATCAGACTGTATGATAAAGATGGTAGATGATCCATATAGTCCAACATCAGTTCCCCGTACCGCTATTGCGCATATCTGTGAATAGGACGCAACATCGGAACCTGGCTTCTGACAAAACCCATCTATCCATCTGTCTATAGAACGCTTGCTAGTCTGATGATCGACGACCCAAACGTGAGGAATGCGTAAAACACGCAAACACTCCTTGACAAAAGAGGAGCCTACAGCTTCGCTCAGGTTTTGTAGCTTCTTATTGGCATAAGAAATTGGCTTGAAATAATGCCGCATGTGGTATTTCATAGGAATGCTTTTAGTTGTGATACTTGAGTTATCAGTTTGACTATCTCATCAAAAGATGTTTGATGAAGAACAAGACAAATTATATCGTGTTCAGATGGGACAGTTTTCAATATGGGATCTGGAACAGCAGGAGCCCACAGACTAAGAACTTTTTTGATGTCCCAACCTTTGCGACCGATCCTGATAGCTATTTCGTGTCTGGCAGTCCTGCGATCTACGTGAAGTATGTCATACTCGATATGATTGACTTTGAGAGCCTCAAACATAAGATCTCCGTTATACTTGCCTTTACCTAACACTCTCTCTATCGCCCTGGTTAGACTATTACCCTTTCGCATTCTCATACGATTCTCTTGAGCACTTCCGGGTCAAAACCCATTTCTGTTATCTTATCCATAGCCAGGGTGATATCATTAGGAGTATCGTCCATCTGCACAATGAAGGCCAAGTCGCCATAAGTCTCTACGTGAATATGGCCAACCTCTTGAAGAATGGCACGATACTCTTTAGGCAACATAGTGGAACGATCTACATTGAGATTTTTCTTACCACCCAGTAGCACATTCATCTTGTAAGGAATAAGCACTTCGTCTTTGGTGATGAAGGAGATGGAAGTGAAGCGACGCTTAGTCTTAGGGACCAAGTTTAGATACGCCCAGTCAATGTATTCCTTTAGAATCTTCGGGTTGGCGGATAGCTTGGCACACAGCGTGTTGAACTGCCATACCTCAAAACATTTTGACGGGCTGGGGTTGTTGAACTTCCAAGGGTAATCTACTCCATAAGTTTCCTTATACTTCTGGCAGAAATAACCAAGGAGGTGAGCCGCTTTCCATTGTGCCACCTCCAGCGTTTTGATTTCAGCAAACTTCTCGAAGAACTTACGATACTTGTCGTTAGGGATGGTAGTTAGTTCTCCGCCCGTTTCTTCAATCTTGTCGGTCATTTCTTCCTCATCCTCTTGCA